AACGAAATAAAAGTAGTCTCGAGGGGAATCGAACCCCTATCTAATGTTTAGGAAACCTTCGTTCTATATTTGATTATCAGTATATTACAGTGATTTTTATCGTTTTTGTAGAATATTTGTAGAAAAGATATAAAAAAAAGGAGATCCCCACCACCCGAAAGCAGTAAGGATCTCACTAATGCAACACCGATTTTGATCTCGGATAGTGCAAAGGTACAAAAAAACGTGCATACTTCCCAGCAGGCACGTTTCAAAAACAAAAAGTTCTACTAATACCTATTTTTTAAGTTCTATATATTCTGTATATACAATTTTGCTATGAGGATTCTTATTTACTACCTCCAATCTGACCGCCTTTGTTCCAAAGCGAAAAAAAAGAAACTTCTTAGGTACTCTATGCGCTATATGGCTGAGAGTATCTACACTTTGAATCTTAGCGGAAAAATCTATTCCATCCAAAATACCATCCAATTTTATCCAGGGATCTTCCCAGTTGATAGCTTTTAAAATAACTGGGCGATCACGATACACAATACTATCACGTACAACAGTCTGGATCTCCACCTCTGTTTTGGTTACAGTAGTAGAAGCCGATTGAAGCCTCTTTACTTTTATGCCCAAATCTTCTACAGTCTGAGTAAGATCTTTGCAATGTTTTTCCAGCTCAGACCTGGTAAGCTCCAGCTTTTGAACAGAAGCGGCATTTTTCCCAGATTCAGTTTTATAATACTCAACGTCTGACAAAAGAGATTCTTGATTATTAGCCAATCGCTTTTTCTCTTCCCTTGCATTATTCAGTAAGAAAGATAATCCCAGAACGGATATTATCAAAAATATGTTTGCATACACCAATATCTTTCTCATAACTCCGTAATGTATTTAATGATACCATCTACATGAACTTTTACGATCTGCTTTTTACCATCAGAGGAAAGGAGAAACGCTACATCATCTTTATTATCCTGGAAAAAGTTCTCGGTAAGAACGGCTGGGCATTTCGTTTTTTGAAGGATATAAAAATTCTCTTCCCAGTCTGGATCTCCATCGCTCATATCTTTACGGATCTTTTGCCCGACAAAAACAGTATCAGCAATAGAATACAAACAATCAGCCAACTTATCAGCCTTAGTTTGCCCTTTTGAGGTATATGCAGACCATCCACGAGCTTTCATCCATTCACCACACCCAGCAGCATTACAATGAACGGAAATAAGGATAACATTTGAAGTACCCAGTTTTCCGCAAAACTCATTTACCCTACGTGCTCTCTCAGCCAGTGAAACATCTACATTCTCCTTAACTATACGCTCAGCATCATAGCCTTTTTTCACAAGTTCACGCACAATATCATCGGCTATTTCACGTGCATACAAATACTCTCTAAGCACTCCATCTGGAGAGCGTTTACCTGGTGTATTTTCACCATGTCCGTTATCAATTAAAATCTTCATAACTTAGTTATTTATTCGGTGATAAAAATCTAATTTTATATTTTCATATACAGCCTGTACATTGGTATAGGCTCTTCCATTGTTAGTACCATTTTCATTATAGATCTCATCCTCAATAACCTTTGCCACCCACTCTACCCAATCAGGATTAGTGTAAGCTGATAGCTTTTTCCCTCTATAGGTGTAGCAATCAAAACGGCTATTTCTATCCTCATGCAAGTTTTTTACTAAATTGTGGATCTTATCAACTGTAGCCCTTCTATCTACTATATGATTTTCCTCTCTGATTTTCTTAATCAATCGGCAAACCTTCTCAACTGATAAATCAAAATAGGTAGAAGAAGTGTTTTTTATTCTCAGTTGAGTTTCTGGGCGTAATCCTTCTGATATATCAGCAAGCATTTCATTTTGAGCACGAGTTTCATTCAGTAAATCAGTCATAGTTTTAGCCGTGCTGTTGATTATGCCATTTATAATTGACTTAAACCACTTGAAACAGGCTATCATTAGCCCTGCTGATAGAACGAGAAAAAAAGCTGCTGTTATAGCCATCATACCCCAGTCGCTAATTCCCTTTGCAATAGTTGTTACATCTTCCATGAGTTTCTATAAAGTATTTGGTACACATTACTATAATTACTGCAAATATACTATTAATGGTGTATATATACACCATTAAAGGCAAAATTATACAATACTGGCTATGATTGCTTCCAGTCGATTTATTTCATCACGGATCGCTTGCCTCTTTTGGTGTAGTTCTGAAATATTATAAGGAAGTTCCATACCCACCAAAGAAGCCTCATAACATTTGGTTATTTTATAATCATCTGCTAATAACTGATCTTTTAAAGCCTTTATATCATACTTGTTTTTTTGAATATCAGGAACCTTCTGGTAATTATAAGCAATGTGATCCCCAGCATCATAAGGTATAATACGCACATGATAACCATTTTCACATATCCGTAAACTCTCATCCATTAGATCTACAGGCTTCCAGCCATTATCAACCAGTGAAGAAATTTGCATTTCAACTGTAATTATCCGTTCTTGAATTTCTTCGTTCTCATCTTTGTATTTCTCCACGTAATCGGATAGACGTTTTGATACCAAATATCCATTTTCATTTATATATCCATATTCTACCATAGTATTACCATTTAAAAAAGTTAGCACTCCAAATTTCTTTATTTACTCCATTAATGGAATATTTGCCAAACATGAATATACCTACAGTTCCACAACCTATATCGAAATAGTCATTTTCAGAATCATCATCATATAGGTGTTGCCCTGAAATCGTATCAACTCTTAATGCTCCCTGTCCCATTTGTTTCACAATTATAATCCTACCCTCTACTCCATCATTAGGAAGATATACAGTCTGAGTAGTACCCCTGTTCGTTAAGCTGAAAACAATGGCGTTATTTCCATTAAGTAACCGTTCACTATAGCTACTGCTATCAGTTATGTATTTCATGTGAAAGGATATACCCATAGCTTTCAGGTTATAAAAAAATCCACCATAAGCGGGTGCTGTACCGCTATTACTTGCACGACCATACACACCAGCTACTATAGTTTCATCTCCATTCATATACCAGGTGTTTTTATTCACATTGGCAAATCCCAATCCAACTAAAGCACCCCTATGTGTATAACCAGAGGAAGAAGGCATACCGTCTGTTCCAGCTAAATTTGCAAATATACCTGTTGCAGAGAGGTAAGAAGTACCAGTAGAATAAGATGGAGCATTTTTAGCTTCTACTCTAACAATTCCACCATTGGCATCCAAACTAATTCTTGATCCTAAGTATTGGAGTAGTGAATAATCACCTCCAGACATAGAAGATTCAATAATAATTCGTGCCATAGAAGCATCCAAAGTGATTTTATTTCCATCTGATAGTGTCGATACGATTTTTCCACCAGACATAAACCAATCACCTATATTTGCGCCTTCTGCCAGTAAAAGATTGGTTGCTATACTCTCAAACTCAGCTCCGAAGTCATTCCAATAGGCTGTATCGGTTGGGGCATGATTTTGAAAGCCATTACCAGCATCCACCCTGGAAACATAATAATGCCCATTGTGTTTTACAGCATCTACACGCTTTGAAGTACCATAATACACCTTTGAGCTACTATAGATCCCACGATACACCATAGTAGCACCCGTATCTCCTTTTTTGCCATCCACGCCATCATAAGGAGTAGCTCTAACTGGCGTACTCCAGTTTTGCAGTAGAGATCCGGATGCAGACTTTTTAGCTACAGTCATCCAAAGATACTGGATAGATCCAACACTGGGCATTCCCGTACTCCATCCGCTTGGATTTATAGAGGTGGTAGATAATGATGGTGGTGTACTTCGTGATCCATTTACGGCATATCTGTACTCAAAATATCCTCCATCTGTTCCATCATCTCCAGGATTACCCTTAGCTCCCTCTGCTACAATGATCCAATAAGTTGTATTAGTAGGATAATACCCTTTGCTCGGTGTTTTATTAACATAGCGATAGGTTGATGTGCCATTTGTCGTAGTATAGGTAACTTCATCACCCCAGTAATAGGTATATGAGCTGTTGTATGTACCTCTAAAACAACCGATAGGGCTTTCATCTCCGCTTTCACTTTGTACTATAGATCCTTTTAAACGTAGTTTACCATCTCCTTTACTATTAAAATCCAGAAAATTAGCATCATTCCCAACACGAAAAGCATTGTTTACAAAATCCAGGAAATTTTGCCCATCACTGGAAACAACACGATCTGTAGTTATTCTACCAGGTAAAATCTCCGTAAAACCATATAGCTCTACAAAAGATCTCTCCTCTTCAAACTCACTATTCAACACACCTACCAGAAGATGATAGTAACCAGATACTCCTTCTAACTTAATTGCATTCTTACTAAGTAAAAAAGATCCTTTTGTGGTGGTTTTACTCACTTTTGCATACAGATAATAACCAACCGTTTCAGTAAGCACTGGAGAGATATATGTTTCCATATCCCAGAACTTATACTCACTTACTTTATGGGTGGAAGAAACAGAATCTATCCCAATAGTCATGTGCTGTAGTATTCCACCAGGAGCCGTTAGTACCTTTTTGGAATTATCATAAGTAACTAAATGCTCTACCTGAATAGGATTCGTTCTGTTGTTCACAAAGCGAAATTGCAAGCTCTCATCACCAACCAGCAAACTCATTGTTTGTACGGAGATCGGGCTAATGGATCCTGAAAAATGCAACAAAGCATCATTCAGCATAGCTATAGTTTCCTTAGCATCTCTAAATCTTCTCTTTGTAAACTGGATAGATTCTTTAAAATTCTTATCTGTAACAACTTCGTTCTCTTCAATTTTATTAAGTTCGCTTGATACAGAAGTTCCTACTGTTACATTTGATAATTCAATGATAGGGCTATAAGGTCTATGAATATATTCCTTTATGCTCGTTATTCTGATCTTTATTCCTTCTGGGATAAACTGAGGATCCTTGAAAAGAATATAGCCACCCAGCCTAATCTTTCCACCTATGGAAAACCAGCGTTTTTTAGACCAGATCCCATCCATTTCACCCTTGAATGTAAATTTAGGATCTTCATTCTCGTATAAATACCGAGTAGCTTCACGAAACATATCCCAACTTGCACCTTCTTTTGTGGAGTTGTTGCAAATATAAGCCTCTGGTAACTGGATTCCGAATACGGCATATTTATTTTCCAGAATAGGCTTATAGATCTCATTGGGCATAACCTGCCCATCTATCTCCTGGGGTGTGATTTGAAATTTGCGCTCTTTATGAATATACTTAACCTCAAACTCTTTTCCTGCTAACATTCCAGACTGGAAAATAACCGTCATTGTTTCACCAGCTATCAGATAATCTTCAAAATTAAGATCCTCAGGAATAGAAGCATCTATAAAATCGTAGAAATTCTTATCAGCGTCAGAAACGATAACAGAGGAAACTTTACCTATTCGTTTTGGGTAAATGTTTGAGCAGTCCAAACTATCCTCTTGAACAGTTGTGAGCGTTTTGTCAGATCTCCTAATATACAAGCCATCGGCATCTGTAACATAGGTACGACCTTCATATACCAGGCTTTGATTTTTAGGCAAAAGCAATTCACTTGATTTGTACTTTGTAGGATCTATGTTCTGGCTACCACCCTGTACATACAGAATAGAAACGGGACGGCTATTTTCACTATTAGACCTACCCAAACCTGGTTTAAATCCTTTATCCTTCCCATATTCCAGAGGTAGAGGAGCATCTTTATTATATTCTACTTTTCTTAAATGGATAGTTTTGGTTTTTCCATCTATTTCCCACTCCGTTTTAAACGTATCGGCAATAGATCGCAAAGCCTCATCACAAAAGGTATGATTATAGGCTATCAGTTTCTCATCAGCCTCTATACACTCTCCAACTCCCCAACCTGTATCACGCATATTCATGTTATCCACAAGCATTTGGAGATGTTCTTTAGGCTTTGCAGTGTAATCAAACTTTAGGCGTTTAGAAACAATATCCCTATATTTATACTTCCCTAATGTTGAGCCAACGTCATACATTACCAGAGTATAAGCATACTCCCTACTGCTATTCTTCTTAAAATCGTTTGGATCCAGAAGATAGAAAGTATAACCCTGGTAGATACAGTAAGCTCCTACAGGTATATCTATATACTCCTCACTGGAAAAATACAGATTGAGAGAATGTGCATTTTGAATCCCTGCATACCTATAGCTACTGGTATCTACCAGAATATCTATCTCTTTATTGTTAAAGTAGATTTTCATGTTTACTAAGTGAATTGATAAAGTTTACCGTTTCCACACTTCATACCCTTAATAGTGGTGCTGAAAGGAAAAGATTCTTTCGGCACTTTATCAAGTGTTTGCTTCAAAGAAGTAGCATTAGTGAAAAACTTACCTTCCGTACCATCTGCATTTTTGAATTTCACAAGGTATCTACCTTCTCCATGAGAAGTTTTCATATCAGGTATATAATCTTCCACTATGATCTCACAATTCAATACGTCCGATATTGAAACCTGTTGGCAATTAAACATTTTGCGTTCATCCTGAACTGTTACACCAAGCTCGCTAAACTTATTCATACTACAACAAAATTTTAAGTTCGACACAATCAGCATCTATCTGATCTTTCATTTCTTTTCTCTTTCTCAGGTACTCCACGTATGGATCCGCAAGCTCATCTCCCAGAATACCAAGCTGAACAGCATTGTAATCGTTAATTAGCTTTGCTTCCTTATCGGATCCCCACAAATGATTGATAACAGCCTCTTTCAGCTTATCATTCGTAACTGTACCCCATACCACAACTTCATCACACGTCCATTTGGCTACAGTATTGACTACCTCAGGATCCGTTTCTGAATTTGTAGAAGAATTGCTCTCTACTTGAACTTCCTTAATATCCCAGCGATAAGTATAGGAACCATCGCCATTAGCCTGTAATTTCTCAGGTTTAAAATCGTAGTGTATCATAAACTTGCTTTTTAATTATTGTTTTTAATAAATGCCTTGAATTACTGTATTTAGCCCATCCAAACCAGCTACAAATAGTTTGTTTATACTCAATATCTGAAATATTCTTTCGCTTATTGAGTTTTGCAGCTTGCCTACATAGATTCTTTTTAATCCCTTTGCGTATCTTAGTATGAGAATGGAAAAAGACATATCCAACGAAATCTATACCCCTGGAATCAATTTTGAAAACTTGAAATTTCCATTTCTTTTTTCCAGTTACAGGATCCGTTTTTCTAAGAGATAATTTTAGGTTATTACCCAGATACTCTTCTATCTCTATTCGGAGTTTATGCAATGCTTTAGGATCATCACCAAGAATTACCATATCATCCGCATACCTGAAATAATACTTAACCCCTTTTACCTCTTTTATCCAGTGATCGAAATAAGCCAGAACGATGTTAGCAAAATATTGAGAAAGATAGTTCCCGATAGGAACGCCATCGGCACTATCTATAATCAAATCCAGCAACCAAAGTAAATCCTGATCCTTTATCTTCTTTCTTAGGATCATTTTAAGTATATCATGGTCTATACTGGGATAAAACTTTACCACGTCCATTTTTAAGCAGTATGTAGTATGTTCAGGATCTTCTTTCAAAGCCTTCTTTACTTTTGCTGCTGCTTTGTGAATACCACGATCCTTAATACAGGAATAAGTGTCTTGCGTAAATAAGGACACCCAAATAGGCTCCATGATATTCATTATAGCATGGTGTAATATTCGATCAGGAAAATAGGGTAAACGGTAAATCAATCTCTCTTTGGGATCTTTTATAACGAATACCTCATACTTTGAATTTACAAAAGTCTTATTCTTTAAAGATTCGTGAAGAGCCAGTATGTTAGCTTCTCTATTTCTATCATGCCGTTTCACTCCATAGGAGCGTAACTTTCCACGTCTGGCTTTCTCATCTGCCAGGCGTAGATTTTCTAATGAAATAATCTGCTCATATAAATTACTAATTCTCTTCATTTTCTTTGTTTTTCGTACTCGGAGCTTTCAGTTTCCCTACCAGCACCTTTTTGAGTTATGTTATCTTTTGCCTATTGGCAAGGTCGTTGCCTCGTTTATTGAGTTATTTTGAGAAAACCATAGCTGAGAGCTGACATTCGCATTCGCATTCGAGGGGGTGTTATTCGTATTCGCATAACCGAAGCCTGCATGATCGCCATTATTCGTATTACCGCTGAAAAGGACACCCACCAGCAACCAACCTATTTTATTCATTTGTTTATTAATTACTTATGTTTTGCAGTCAAGCCCGACCGCTTCACGCTTTAGGGATAAAACAAAGCCGAGAGCCGACATACGCACTCGCATACGAGGGGGCGTAATTCGTATTCGCAAAACCGAAGCCCGCACGATCGCCATCATTCGTATTACCGCCGAAAAGGACACCCTGCATACGATTCTCATTCTTATAGGTATAGTAGTAATCACACCAGTAAGTAGTGGAGCTACCACCAACAACACAAGGAATAAGATCGCCATACTCACCAAAGATCATCTCCTTAGCATAAGCCTCAGTACGTGCCGCCAGACCTCTGAATGTATAGCCGTTATAGTTACTATCATTGTAGTTCGCTGGATCCGTAGCTACATAGACTTTGCTTGTGCCTCCATTGGCATCCGTTTTAACCTCCATGTTCATCCCGTCCGTCCACTTCCATACGTGCCCAAAGGGATTTTCAATACCACGATAACGGTTAGCTGTAAATGTTTTCAGAGTGCTACCATCCGCATTAAGCAAGCTATAAGCGACCTCTCCAGATCCATTACCTAACTCATCAGTCGTACCACAAGGAATAACAGGGTAATAGCCATTGAAATTACTCCAGCTCGTACCATCCCAGGTAGTAACTCCATTACCCAGTCCACCCTGAGAATAACCGTTAGCATCCTTCTGAGCATTGAAAGCAGCCTGGCTATTCAGGTTTGCGTATTCAATGTAATAAAGCCATGCCAGGGTAATATAGGCGTTATAATCCATACAGTTCCATTCTGTAGTACCACGCTTCCGAGCAGCAGTACGGAAAGAAGTTCTCGACATATTAGTAGCTGGCTTACCCAACTGAGATTTAGGCAAAGCATCCCAATCCGCTTGATTAGCACCTCCTCTATAATCGGCTGCTGTGTTAGCTACAGAAGCCAACTTGCCAGTGCTTCTTTCTACGGTTGCCTCATAAGCTGAGATATAGCATTTGTTCACGAAGGAATAGCCTGGTAACGGGTATTCACTGATCCGAACGCCTCTCTTATTGCCATTGGTATAAAATCTTCTCCAGTGGGCTGGGATCTCAACCATTACCATACCGTTAGATCCGTCCAGTTGATGAGCTTTCCAGTTGGTAGGATTCAGGTACTCTACAACCGTACCAGCATCCGATAACAAACAGCCTCTCATCTTACTCTGGATCGGTAATGTTTTATGCAGTGTAACATTACCCGTTCTGGTAAGCACTGGAGAGGAAACGGTAACGTCCAGCTCCACGCCATAACTACACTGATCCTCTGCATAAGGAAGCATAGCAGCCAGACCAGCCTGTTTTGATTCTCCAGTCTTATCCAATACCTCAGTGATAAAATCGAATGGGTTTGAGCCATCCGCTACAGGAAGCTCATTCAATCTCTTCCCGTTGTTGAAAGCAGTAATAATCTGCTTTACTTTAGCTTCTTCATCTGCTGTAAGTGCCATAATAACAATTTTTTAATAGTTCAACATTCATTTTTACTAAGTTAATTTGATACCACCAGATCCAGAGAACCGAATACCTCTACCAGAAGTAAATCTCATTCCAGGCTCCTCTACATTGATCTGAATCGTTTGGTATAATGCTGTATTTTCGGTTGGGATAACATGAACTTTGCTCATGCCTACCTGTTTGATCGTAAAGGAGCCATCTGGCGAAACTGTAATAGCCCGATCATCACCCAGGAAAAGTACATTCCTACCAGTGTTTACAGGAAGCAGTTCAAACTGTATCTTAAGAGTTTGGGTGTTCCTCATTGTAACCTTTTTAGGGTATGTAAGGAGCATGGAAGTAGGAACCAGCTTATATTTTGAAACCAGAGTATCTTCCAGATCTTCCAACCTGGTTATAACTACCCTTGCATCTCCAGTAGCTACATTTGCTTTACTTGCTGCTGCATCAGCTAAACCAGCTTTCTCTGCTGCTTCGTTGGCTTTAGCATTGGCGTTATTCGTTGCTGTAACAGCGTTCCCTGCTGCTGAATCTGCTGCTCCAGCCTTTTGATTAGCCAAATTAGCAGCATCGTTAGCGTTTTTGGCTGCTGCTGTAGCCTGAGTGCCACGTGCGATACATTTCCACCAGGTAGTATCTGTTAATGCGATCCCTTTGCAACCATCTTTTACACAGAGGTAGCAACTATCTTCTGTTACTACAAAATCAAATGTATTATATGTGGCTGCTGCTGAATAAGTACCCTTATCAACAAAAGCAACCTTGCCTAATATCAATTTTCCTTCTGCCATATTATTTTGGATTAAAAGTTAAATTTCCGTCTTTATCAATAGCGAACATATCAGCAGCTACCTCATCCTGATAGTACATTTCAAGTTCCATCGTTTCAGGTTTGATAGAGAAAACAGGATAAAGAACACCTCCCTTTGCAAGAATGCCAGTATCTTCATACGCTTGCTTAGCTTCATTCCACTTGTACCAGTTGCCATTTTCTCCCATTTTGGGTGGATTATCAGCGTGCTGCTTAGCTCTATCAGCCTGAGTATTTGCGTTAAGAGTAGCTTTATTGGCATTCTCTGTAGCTTTGTTGGCATTACCAGTGGCGGTATTGGCATTACCTGTAGCAGTAATAGCATCCTGTTTGATCTTATCCAGCCCTACACGTGCATTATCAGCATTTTCAGCAGCCTTGTTAGCTTTGTTTGTAGCATCATTGGCATTACCAGTAGCAATACCTGACAACCTGGTAGCTTCATTAGCAGCAGCAGTAGCTTTGTTTGCATTTCCAGTAGCAGTATTAGCGTTGCTGGTAGCGGTATTGGCATTACCAGTAGCGGTAATAGCGTTCTTAGTTGCAGTGATCGCTTCCTGGGTTACTTTCAGCATATTTTCATAGGCTGTCTGTATTACTCCCAGGCTTACTTTCACGCTTGTTTGCACACCATTTATCAACTTTACGCCAATGGTATAAAGCCCTGTTAAACTATCTGCCAGCGTTAATTCGCTGATTTTCTTTTTCTTAATTGGCATAATCTTTCAAGTCTATATAAAATTCACCATCCTCTGTAACTATCAATTCTCCACTCTCAGAAGCAAGCAAATACTCATCTCCACTGATCCTAAATACCGTAAATACCAAAGTAAGAGTAAAGGCACACCATATCTTTCCAGTCGGAGAAAACAGACTTACTTTGGAGCTTTTATAATAGCATGGGTATTCCTCATAAGTGTTATCCACAAAAAGAGATCTTTCAGCAGTTTGCACCTTTACGCCTTCCCCCTCATCAACTTCTACGACCTTTATAAGATCATGTAGAAAAGCTCTGTAGTTCCTCCAAAACTCAGTGAGATTATTAGCGATCAAACAGCAATTAAGAGTTACCTCTTTGGATTGATATGTTACATCCTTGCCATCGTAAATAGCACCGTTCTCTGTAATCAGGTTACGGAGCATATTCTTTTTTACTACTGGAGCTTTCAACACCTGAGCCTCGCTTCCTTCCAGAACACGAATGCCATACACTGAGAAATCAACACCATCTATCTCATATCCTTGTGTGGGAACGGTATTAGAGGAAGGAGATTGATAGGTATAGCCATTCATAGGGAAATCATCGGCAAATTTTAGCGTAAATGTTTTTGCTCCTATATACAATAAATTGCTTACCTCAGATACCAGCCTTAATTTGCAAGTGTATTGGATCTCTCTAAAGTCAAATGTATGGTAAGCACCATCCGAAAGGAGTGTAAATAAATCTCCTGTTTGATAATTCCCGATAGCAGCAAATTTTATCTCAAACTCTTTTAGGTCGAGTTTAGGATCTGATAGATCTACTTCTATACCATCATATTCCAACCAATCATTAGAGATCTCTGGAGCCTTAAGCGGTGGATATGCCAAAACTCCATTATAGCCTGTTTCTTGAATGAAAACGCCATAATGAACAAAGGCATCCTTATTATCTATGTATAGCTTACCCTCTCTCATATCCTTAGTTTTTTCTTAAAATCATACCCTTATTATTCATGTTATCAATAGCTAACAGCATTTCTTTATTACTCTGCTTTATATCTTCCAAATGCGCTGTATTATCCCTGATACCAGTAAGGAGTTCAAGCATTTTACCAGCATTCGCTACAAGCAGCTTCATACTTTCACTAATGAGGTAGGTATGCCCTTGTATTGCCGTTGTACGTCCGTTCAACTCATCCACGCTTTCCTGGTTTACAGATTCAATGCCTTTAGCGGAAACTTCACGATTAGTAGTTTCCCATAAGTTGAATCCCTGCTTATTGGCTTCCTCCTTCCATTGCTCCATCCACTGTTGGGCATTATTCATATCCGTACCGATACCTTGATAGAAAGAAGCGACTAAATCCCTGGCATCCTTAGCTATCTCCTCCTCACTCTTACCAGAGCCATATATCTTTTCCAGATCAGCCTGTAGCTTTTTAAACTTATCCGAAAAGAACAGGGAGTAGGCTATTTGCTTTCCGAGATCTTCCAAAACAGAGGATCCAGCTTCACCAAATTTTTCCCAGGCATCTACACCATCATTCTCAATCGCATTCACTAAAGAATCCATAATGCTATCACCCAGGGATCCGAATGTGTTTTGTAGGTAATCCCTAAGTGCCTCTTGTGCTTCCTCAGCCTGTTCTTGTAAATCTATGAGGTTTTGCAACAGGTTTTTATTCTCATCGCTCATCGTTTGAGTGTCTATGATAGCCTGTGCCCTCTCTTTGTTCAGCTTGTTTTCACCATCTATAAGATCCGGGTAAACGTCCAAAACAGAAGTGTATATATCATGCTGCTTTTTCCAGAACCAGGCTCCAGTGGTGTAACTTCCCGTTTTTACCGTAACATTACTCAAAGCACCTACACCCTGGTTATATTCGTCCATCTGCTTTTTGTAACGTCCAGTAATATCACCAAACATCTTCTCAAACTTTGTCATTTGAGGTTTGTCCCCTTTCAGAGTTTCTTTATAATCCTCAATAGCCTGGCGATACACCTCTATGGATCTGGCTGCTTTGGCGATCTGATCCTCACCAAATATCGAAGTAGCCTCTTTCATTAAAAGATTTTGCTCCATTAACAAAAGGTTGTACTTACGTTGCATTTCCAGTTTGTTTTCAGCAATTTCTTTCAGTGCCTCCTGGTGTTCCTTCTCAGCCTTAGATGTCATTCCGAATAAGGTGGTTATTACAGAAATCGCTGCTCCTACGACTGCAAGAATAACAGAGGCTCGTTCTACACCTTTGATAGCTTCCGCACCTGCTACAGACAACGCCTGAATACCTGAGATCATGGCGATAATACCACCAGCGATATTAGTAGCAGAGGATAACACTGTTTTAGTAATATCATCCAGACCGTCAAAGCTGGAAGTTATATCATTTACAGTGTCCTGAACCTCATTCATTACCTTTAGAGTATCACCCCATTTCTTTTTTGATTTTTCAGCAGAAGAGGTACTGGCATCTTTAGCCTCAGCTACTTCTACCTTTTTCTCCAAAGTTTTGATCTTAGCCCTGAGAACAGCTTTCTCCTTTTCATTCAGCTTACTACCATCTTTATCAAGTGAAGCCCTGGCTGTTTCTAAAGCAGATTTTAGCTGTTTAAGCCCTAAACTGGCAATTCTATCTACCCATACAGAGAATGATGCTTCACGAGAAGCTATTTCCTGATCCAAAGTATCAAGCGCATCTTTTTTATCTTTCTCAGCCTGGCTTATATTATCTTCCGAGAAAACAGGATCCTTACCCTCTTTTTTTGCCTTCTCATTAGCAGCCTTCATCGCATCAATATCCTTCTGGTACTTCTCTTCGATAGCCTTACGTTTATCCGCATAGGTTTGATACTGCTTTAGCATCTCCTCTATTGTATTCTGGTTATTGAATGCCAACTTTTTACCAGCAAGCTCCTCCATTTCCTTGTATTTCTTCTTATCATCATCCGATAATTCAGTAGTGGTAGGAGTGAATTTACCTTTCTTGCCTTTGGACTCCCATACGGTTTTTTCCCAATCCTGGATCTTGTTTAGCTTATCCTCCTGTTGCCTTCTAAGCTGTTCCATTTCTTGCTCATAATTGAGCTGGTTTTGATCCATTGTCTTAGAAAAGCCATCCTTATCCAGATTGATTTTAGCCTGGCGAATGGCAAACTCCATATCTTTCTCTATACGAATCTTTTCCTGAGCATCCTTTTTAATTTCATCCGAGTAATCTTTCTTCTCTTTGGTGGATTTAGTGGAAGGAAGCAATTTACTAAGTGAATCTATACGGCTCTGGTAATTATTATACTCAGAGCTACCCTTTACAGTTTCTTTCTGATCTTTTTTAAGTTTGGCTACACGCTCTTCTACCTCACGAATAATCTTTAGATCTTTCTCCTCCTCCAATATCCTTTTTTTAAGGTTGGTAACATAGGCACTCTGGCTATCTACGTTATCTTTGGTAACAGTATTCCCATCTTTGGTTAAACCGTTATTCTTATCTACTGCTGTATTGTAAGCATCCAGGGTAGCTTTGGCTTTTACCAGTTCGGCATCCAATTCAGAGAGAGAAGCCTTTTGCATATCAAAAGCCTCTGCTTCCTTCTTACCATCATCTTTACCAGGTAGATTTTCTCCAAAGCGTTTCTGGGCTTCCTCCATAACCTTATTAAAGATACCACGAGCCTTAAACACCTTGTTTATTTCTTCCTGTAAATCATTAGCCGTATAAGTCATGGCTCCTATACCAGTCATAGGATCACCAGGAAGATATTTTGTTTCATCAAATTGCTTAACAATATCCTGAATCTCCTGAGTAATCTCACCTTTACCCTCCAGAACAGGTTTGATTTTCCAATAGTAAGTTTCAGCGAGATCTACGCCATCCTTATCCTTCTTGCCTTTAAATTTGTCCTTAAGAAGCTCCTCTACGTTATCCTTGCCTTTGATCTCCTTCTCCATGTAATCATTAGAAGCCTCATTAATGGCTTTTTCCATTGCCCTGGCACGAGCTGATTTTTCAGCTTCCTGGGTAACGATCTTGTATGCCTTAGCAAGATCATCCAAAGCGTTTTTCTCATCGCCTAAACCTTTCAAATACTCACCGTATTTGCTCATTATAGCCTCTTTAGCAGCACGATATTCATCCGTACCCTCTTTGGCTGCTTTTAGGCGTGCGAACATGGCATCTATCTGTAACCTTTCAGCACCTATAGCCTTCTCACTCTCAGATATGGCTGTATTCAGCTTTTCCTGGGCTTTCTCAGCATCCGTTTGATAGGTAATGAGTTTGTAAATACCATATCCCAGTATTGCTATGGCTGCTGCTGCGATTGTATAAGGATTAGCCATGATAACAGCGTTCAACCTTGCGGCTACAGCAGTTAAACGTAACTTTGCGATTGATAGAATGTTTGTCGTAGTTACGTTTGCTGCCTGAGCTGCTGTATTGGCTCCTGTTGTTGTGGTATTCAAAGCCTTAGCAGCACTTTCTACAGCCAACTTCTTAGCTGAGAAATCACGAGTAGCAGCATGATATTGTAAGGCTGCTGTTTCCTTTGCAGTTGCAGCAGCAACCAGCTTCCTTTCAGCAGCTTCTACTTGTTTTGCGGATCCAGTGGCTCCAATGTGCATAAGCTCAGCCAACCTTTGTTTTTCCAGCTCCTTAGCAGCTATGTATTCAGCCTTTTTAGCAGCAATGGACTGACTGGCTGCTGATACCTCAGTACGTGCCTTTGCGAGAGCAGCAGTTTGAGATTCAATAGTAGTAGCTATCTCTGACTTTACAGCAGCAGCATACTCTAATGTGCCTTTGGTTAGGTTTTGTTTGGATATAGCAGCCTGTTGTTCTACAGTGAGCAGCTTTGCAAGCTCTTCGGCTTCTCCAGTAGCTTGAATAGTGGTAACAGCTTGCTTTGTGGCTGCTACAGTCATAACAGCAGCCTTGTAAGCACCATAGGTAACTATTAGCTCCTGGATCGTTGCGCCAATTTCCTCATAGTTATCTACTACTGTAGCAGCAGAATCCAGTACAGAGTTTATAATGCCTTCACTGTTTTTCCCTATGTTGTTGAACATTACAGAAATGCTATCCCCCAGGTTGGAGATCTTACCAGAGATTGTTTTACTTTGCTCTTCCATGAGGTTATAAAACATACCACCTGAATTAGTAAGGTTATCCAGGACTTTCTGAACCTCTGGAAAGCCGATCTTTCCAGCAGTAACCATAGCGTTAATCTCTTCCTCTGTTTTTCCAAGCTCTTTAGAAAGCTCTTTTACAAGTGGAATACCACGTCCCATAAATTGCCTTACGTCCTGGGTAAATAACCGACCTTGCACCATTGTAGTACCATACAGGTACACAATATCATTCAAAGGAATAGATAAGCCAGCAGCAATATTACCAAGTTGCACCAGGCGATTAGTAACGTCCTCAGAAGCGACACCATAAGCGAGTAACTGCTTTGCACCAGAAGCAACACCCTGTAAATCGAAAGGAGTTTTTGCAGCCGTATCTATCACCTTATCCATAAGGGCATCAGCTTTAGCTTTGCTACCCAGCATGGTATTGAAGGCAACCTCTAACTGCTGATACTCACCTCGGATATTGGCGATCTTATTAGCATATTCCAAAGCCTGTTGAGCCGTAAAAAATCCAGCAGCAGCTATAGTTAGTTTACGAAATATACTATCTATCCTACTACCTACCTTTTCGGCTGTATTGCCAATGCTTTGAAACAGAGAATTGGATCTGTTTACATCGCTTTCAAACTTTGAGTTATCAAGCCCTAAAGCCCACCATGTTGTTCCTTCGTTATTATTCATCTTCGTTTTCGTCAAACAGTGCCTTTCTTATTGCTTCCTGGTTAGCTGGATCATCGCCATTTAGAGTACTATCTTCATCTCCTTTTGCTCCTGTATCTTTCTTTGGTGAGAATGTTGGTATTACAGCATTATAAAGCTGAATATTAGCGAAACTCATCTTATAAAGAATATAGTCAAATGGAAGGTTATAGCACTTAGCTATCCCTGCTATTACTGACCAGATACTATCGTTTCCGCTTCCTCCATCGGTTTTGTCGGTCTGATTAGATTTACTTCTATCAGGGAAGCGGTAAGCCCGAAAAAATCGCCAATCTCCATACGGTTGAGTATTGAAATTGTGATAGAGTTTACCCTACTGGGAGGTATCTTTTTCAAAACCTTATCAGAAAGAACAGCCTTATTATCAACTACTACCACTTTCTTTTTCTTTTTGCGTATCAGCCCGAAACAATGCTTTTCTATCTCTATAATTTCTTTCTCTGAGGTTAGATTATCAGCACCCAGAATCAGAGTAGCAACAATATCACCAAGTACCCTACAATCTTTAGCGACAAATAAGGATTCAAACATTACTTGTTTACTGTCTAACTTCAATCCTGGGAGCTGAGCAATCAATTCAGAAGCAAGAATAATAGTAGCTATAGAAGGAGGAGCAACTTTGTAGGTTTCCTCTCCGATCTGAACGCAATAAGGCTTTTGTAAAACCGTATCTGCTACCTTTTTCTCTATATTATCCATGCTTACCTACTTTAGCCTACATTCGCTGGAGCTGTCTTACTGTACTTTTCAAGCATTTTGCCTGTTTTCGGTTTCAGAGAAGTAAAAATGTACTTCAACTGCTTACCTTTAGCAGACGACCATTCTTCTTCCACTTCTACAGCACATTTACGCATGATAAAGCCATCCAGAGTAGAATCCTCTGGAGTAAGTCTTACGCAATACTCATCGGCTATTACGCCATCTTCTTCTGGAATAGGATCATCAGTACCAGAAGGCACGAAAATACTCATAGCGAGCTGCTTGTAAGACTTTTGCATCTTACGACCAACAAGCTCATGCCCTTCTCCATAAAGTTCCTGGGCACTACCCTTTACAGTAGTCAAAAGAACGGTGTTCTCTTCTGCCGTAGGCATTGTATCGAATTTGGTAGGTGCAGCATCCTCAGCACCAGTTTTGCCATATTCAACCAAAGGTTTACCCCATGTAATTTTTTGATTTGACATAACTAAAATGTTTTTAATTTGAAATTGATTTTTACATTCACAAAATACTGTTCCAGTTTCTCAGCCTTGTAGCTCTGGATCATTGCACCCAGAGAGAAAGAATAATCAGACGGTTTTAAGGATTTTACAACTTCATCGGCTTTACGTCCTAAGTATCTGCACCTGGCAACATCTTTCACAAGAACTTTGCTACCATTATCGACATTCGGAACATAAATATTCACGTTTACGGATCCAGTTTGAAATTGCCCATCAAGCCCAGTAAGGAATGATACTACAATATCTTCGTTCTTAGAATCCAGTGGGCGTGTACCTTCCCTGTAAACGATCCCTTTTATCTCCTTTGCCAGTGGACTTTCTTTAATGATATTGAAAACGTCCAGCTCTACTTCTTCACCTGTTTTATTCATTTCAATTCAAAGCCTAACTGTTTCATAATTAGAGGTACGAGTTTGTTTGCCAATAATTCAGCAGAGGTTATAACATTGTAGTTTCTGGCTTCTACATAGGCTGCGTAACTCATACCAGTAGATACGATCAGGACTATTCCTGTCTGATATTGCTTTTTGAGTGCATCCAAATGCTTTTTCCCTTTCTGTCCCCCTTCGGTATTAGCGTAGGTACTTTCCTGGATAACTTCACCATTGAAAAGGACTGCATAACCGATAGAGTTTCTAAGGTTCCCAGTTCGATCTATATAGTTGCCATTCAAACGGGCTTCACTCAGACACGCTTCACCGACATATACAAAAGCCTTTATAGCTCTCCTGAAAACAACTTGCTTTGTTTCATCAAGGAAGTTGCTAAATGCGCTATCAGGTGTCTTTTTAGTGAATCCCATTAAACAGTAATTTTTACTCTACCAGATCGTTCTATAAACACAATATCCTGTACCTCAAACTCTCCCAGCATTTTATTTCTATCATTGGTAAGTTTTACCGTATCAGCCTCAAATTCCTGGATTTCAATCAGGATTTCATAGCTTGAATCGGTAAACTTACCCTGCTGATATATAGAATGGTTATGCTTTACAGCTTTGTACGAACAGTTAATAGGCTTACTCCAGCTAACATCAGATTGAATAGGCTCGCTATTCTCATCCAATCCTCCACCAGATAAAATCTTGTACTGTATTACTCCGTTGTATTGCATAATTTACCACTGATTAGATCCATCCGAAATAGAAGGCTCATCGACAAACTCGGAGCTATCCATACCATACTCCTTACAGAGAAATGCAATATTCTTTTCTATTGCCTCTCTATCCCATGAATCAGATATACCACTCTCTGAATGGCTATTTTCAGCCATACCCTTAACAATACCAATAGCCAACCTAACGAGCTTTGCGTTTTTCGGCTTATAAGGCTCTGTAGCCTCTATTCCATTGTCTATAAGGGTAAATTCCAGCACGTTCTTATCAGGGTAGAAGCCTGTACATATTTTGGTGCATAATGCACGAATAGCATCTAAGTTTGTCATGGCTCAACTATTTAGGATCCTTACAAAGAGTTTCGGAAAGAGCTTTGTTTTGCTCTTCTGTCAGCTCAGCCAACTTCTTAGTTACACCAGGTAAACCAGCGTTCTTAGCTATGTTTACACCGATAGCATTCAAAGCGGCTTTTACTTCTTCTACTTCAAACTCCTTCTCAAACAGTTGGATCTTTGCGGATCCCTCTGTATCTGCCTGGCTTTTTTCAGCAACAGGCTTAACAGATAAAATACTGCAAATACCACGAGCTACAAGATCATTCACTCTATCGATCTCATCGGTAAGGAGAGTATCACCCTCCTTGTATTTTTTCTCAGGATCGTATTTATCCGTGAGAGGTTTTAAAACTTTTAATTCAAACATGATTCACAAATTTTTAATTAACCGACATTTACCCCAGAAGCGGAAGCCTCAGAAGCCTTCTTAGAATCGTATGTTTCCTTCTTGAAGAAAGTAACACCTTCCTCAATAGTCTTAAGCTCCTCAAAGCCTCTAACCTGGAAGCAAACCAGAGCGTTAATCTCATTGATAACTGGGATTAAACGAGCAGATCCTTGCGTGTATTCTCCAGCCTTTTGTCCTGTAGATTCACCTGTACGCCATTTTGCGATACGAATACCGTTACCAGCATCCATGTAATCCACGTTATCCTCTTCAAAGAGTTCGTTATCTTCAATAGCTGGCTGGATAAAGCCCATCTTACCAGCAGGCTTAAACACAATCATGTTATGGTTCCAGGGATCCAAAGCCTGGCGATCACCATCTTTTTCAATAGCGACCAAACGAGTGATCTCACGTACTTTCGGCAAGCCATTATCTGTAAACAAGGTGTTCAAATCGGCTACACTTACGACCTTAGCAGACTTATCTTTTCCGTATGCAGATTCACGAATGTTAATATCTCTACGGATAAAGGCGATCAGCTCAGGAGCCATCAGCATCTCTTCAAAATAGATACCCATGTTTTTAAACAGGGTAACGATCATTGTAAGAGTGAGAATAATATCCAGCTTACCAGCTTTTGAATTGACTTCATTCCACAAGAGAGCCGAAACAAGTTTGTTAGCCTCTTCCATCAGGTAGTCTATCTCAAACTCACGACCGCCAGGATTGTTAATTTCAGGTTTGAAACGGCAAATACCAAAGTTTGAGATTGCGTTTAATACCATAAAATCAGCCGTATCTTTACAGCCCAGATAAGCGTTCTCCAAATCGTTGCGCAAAGTCTTTTCAATCTGCTTAACCTTTTGCCCATCTTTCAGGAACGGAGATTTATAAACCTCCAACAGCTTACGATAAGTGGAAGCCTTCATAAAGAACTTGTGCCCTACACGTGGGATCTCCTCATTCCAAATATCAAAGCCATCGGAACGTCTTAGCGGAGTAGGAGATTCATTACCGATCAGGGTAGCCATTACTCTCAAATGGTACTTACCCATAATACCCTCAGCTCTCAGAGAAAGCTGCGGAGCTTCCCAATCAAACCACTCATCGGAATAGGTTTTCTGAAACAGGGCTACTTCACGTTCGGAAGCCTTATCCAGTGCCTTTTTCCAGGTTGCCAGGAAGTCAATAGGTTTGCCATCTTTGAACAAACCTGTGAATGTTGAATAAATTGATTTCATCTAATACCTTGTTTTAATAAGTTTGTGAAAGTCGAATGTGTGGATTAGCTTTCAGATAGCGTTTGGTACTATCCTTCATACTGTCAGGGATCGGCAAAATACGTCTTTCCATAACGGCATATTGCATCGTGTCCTCTGTAACGTCGATAGGAGTTTCAAACTCTCTAACAGTAACCTCCTCAATAGTTAAGCTGTTAGGCTCACCGATAACAGCAGCTTTAGCTTCGCTATCCGCTACAACCTCTACCAGAATTTGATCTACAGCCAATCCTGTGATTGCTTTTGAGAGAGTAATAACATAAGCAGCATCAGCTACACCAGGCTTTTCAATAGATACGATTGAAGGAGCATCTGCGAAAGTGCCAGAAACAGCATCCGCTTTCAACAATTTATCACCAACAGCGAAACATGGCTGGCAATAAGCGTTAGATACCAAAGTGATAACCTTTGCATCCTCAGTATCTATAGCTTTCACCTTAGCAGTCTTTACGATCTGTACTTTTCTGGTTTTTTCATCGAAAACAGCAAGAGTTCCAGTAGGGATAAGATCACCAACTGAAAACCGTTGCTTTTCTCTTTCCAGATTAAAACCACCCTGTACAATCTGGGGGCTGCCTGTGAAAATCGGTTTTTCACCGACAAAAGAATACTTCTTTCTTTTCATTTTACTACAGGTTTTTATTTAACAATAATTGTTTCCAGCAAAGAATCAGAAGCCTCATCTACATTCTTTTCCGATGCTGTTTTTACACTCTCTGGATCTTCTGGAAGCAGGTTTTCAGTGATGAGATCCTGTTTTAAGGAAGCACAAAATTTGTCGGGATCCTCATTTTCAGGGATAACCAACCCTTTTCTACGCCATGCAGGAATACCATGTTTATCCAGGGCTTGTGTAACCGCACTTTCACGTTCCTTAGCAGCCTGTTCTTTTCTCATAGTTTCCAGCTCCTTTTCCATATCCTCAATTTTCTTTGCATTCGGATCTTTCTTAGGCTCCTCCTTCTTTGTCGGATCATCATCCTTTTTTGCGGGATCATCATCGTTCTTAGGATCATCCTTTTTCTTAGTAGCCCACCTGGTAGCTTCGCCTTGTGTTTCCTTTGCGATTTCTGCTATCTGGTTTGCCATGTTACCGATTGCTGTTTCATCAGTCGAATCATCCTCAATGCTGCCACCTATCTTTTCGGTTATCACTTTAAGGTACTTCTCTGATAGTCCTGTGTCTTTACACAAGTCTTTCACTTTTACAAAGAGTGCTTTGTTCATTTCACTTAAGTTTTAATGTTATGTGGCAAATGTAGGTAATATTTTCGACAAACGGTGTATATATACACCAGTAATTTTTAGGGCAAAAATTCTTAATATCAGTCTATTAGTAGCATTTTATTTGTTGTATTAAGTATATCAAACAAAAGAGAGAAGAGGTAATATCTAAAAAAAATATTCACCAGGTAATATTTTAGCCGTTTTGCAGTGGATTATTACCTACTAACACAGAACAACAAACCCTAACAAGAGATAAGAAGCACGTAAATATTACCTGAAAACATCCCTAAAATGACTATTTTAGGTATTTTATTATCTTTCTTGCAAAATATTACCTAATTTACTTGGTAATATTACCAACATCACATATATTTGCATCGTAATCAAGTTGGTTACATCAAAAGAATGTGCAACACTAAAAATATCGGATTATGCAAAAGATTGAATTTGAACAGCGTACTGGCATTGAACTCACAGATGAGCAATACCAAAGAGTAGAGAACATGTACCTAAATGCTGGAAACATGGATAAGGACGAATTTTGTGAGGATTATAAAAAACACTCTGATAGTGTAATCCTTAACACCTATTTCGATCAGTCAGAAAAGTTAAGAAACAAGCTGGATGCTTATAGAGAGCAGCAGATTAATATGGCTTATTTCCTTATTAAGAAATCAATGGTAGGAGGTGATAAGGATATGGTTCAAATGGCTATATCATTGATAGGCGAACAAAAGTATATCCAGCACAAACTGGAAAGAGGCTACAATCTCTTTGAATCAGACAAAGAACTTATCATTTCACTAATAAACAAATAGCCATGAACGAATACACTTATATCGTTTACAAGAATGATAAACGAATGGGAAAAATAGAGTTTGGTAAACGTAACAGTGTTCCAGATTCTAAGGAGATAGAAGAAGCTGTAAAAGAGTGCTTTCCAAGCGGTTGCACAACAGAGTTGCTTATACCTATGGAAATTTGTATTAACCAGTAATAGTTATTGATATGGGAATTTTAAAAGATGCAATAAGGAAAGCGTTAGCCGAAAGCGGTGTTAATGCTGAATGGGTAGGTAATGCTCCACGTGTATTAGAAACACCAGCTCAGGCAAAGTACAATGATCTCAGAAAGATAGAGCGTAACTACACCAATGGCGTACACAAGGCAAGGAAGGAGGCTAAGAAATGATTATAACACCAAAATTTGATTTTGTAGAGGGTAGCTTCGATACCCAAAATGTAAAGATGTTATGTGTACCACATGATAATCATGGTTGTATTGATCTCTGTATTAAGGAGCCTGGAAATAATTGGAATTTTCCAATAGCAAAGATTAAGCTCCACTCTAAAGATCTCTATGTAGACTTTAAAGCCACATTTGAGGATGCTAAGAAACTTGGTGAAGAAATAGCCAGACGTTGGAATGAATGCCAGGAAAAGCGATAACAGCATACTCAAAATGCAATACCGAATAGTGGACGGTCGAAATGTTTGTGATAATGGGGAGGTAATTATAAACCATATTAGACACATAGTTCAGGCTGGATATGTGAAATGTAATTCCTCCCTAAATGGAAACGCTTGGAACGTTACAGACGAAAGGAGCCTTTGCCCTATCTGCTACAACCAACCAGTACAACTGGAATTTAAGTTTTAATAGAATGGAAAAATTTGATCTGCATAGCTATAGCAAATATATAGTCAGTTTCTCAGGAGGTAAAGATAGTACAGCACTGCTTTTATATCTCCTGGATAATGGAGTTCCACGAGAAAGCATAGAGTTATGGCATCAAGAAATAGATGGTCGTAATGAAAGCCTTTTTGATTGGGAGGTAACGCCAGACTATTGCCGTAAACTTGGTGAAGCATTTGGAATACCTGTTTTCTACCAATGGAGAATAGGAGGTTTTAAGAAGGAAATGCTACGAAAAAACGAATTAACAGCACCCATTTGTTTTGAGTTACCAGATGGAGAGATAAAACAAATAGGTGGAATTAAGGGCAAACCTAATACCAGGCTAAAATTTCCTCAACAGTCTGCCAGCCTCAAAGTAAGGTGGTGTAGTGCTGCTCTCAAAATAGATGTATGCTCTGCTGCTCTAAGAAATCAGGAGCGTTTTAGAAATACACGAACCCTTGTACTTTCTGGAGAGCGTGGGGAGGAAAGCAAACAACGTGCTACATACGCTATTTTGGAGCCAGATAAAGCTGATCTTAGAAATGGGAAGGAGTTCTATAGGCATATAGACCGTTTCAGACCTATAAGAGATTGGAAAGAAAAGCAGATCTGGGATATTATGGAAAAATATCGTGTACGTGCGCACCCTTGTTATTTTATGGGCTTTGGTAGGTGTAGTTGTAAGTTTTGCGTATTCGGTAATCAAAATCAATTTGCAAGTGCTGCTTGCATAAGTAAGCATCAGGCTAATAATCTCATCCAGTTTGAGAAAGAATTTGGCTATACCTTGAAACGTGATACAGATCTTTCCACTCTCATTAAAAAGGGTACGCCATACAAAAGTATTACTCCAGAACTGGCTTTATTAGCTACCAGCTATGAATATAACAGACCTATCATTATCCCAGAAGGAGAAAAATGGGAGATCCCTACTGGAGCTTTTAAAAAATGTGGAGGTGCTATATGAAAGGAGATAGCATACATACATTTGAGAACGGAGGAAAAGAGAACAGCTTTTTCTGTATGCACTTGGTAAACTATCTCTCTCAGGAAAGGGAGGCTAACCAGTTGGATCCTGAACAATTCTCTGAACTATGGGCTACCCGTTTCAACGAAGCTAAGGCTGGATCCTGTAGTTATCGGAGCCAGTGCCCAGTGTATGAAAATACACTGCAAACTCACCAGGGAGTTCAACTAAATTTATTTTAAGGAGGTGAATATGATAATTGAGAAAGTGTTTTCGGTACTCCAGGCTGTAGCCTTTAACCACCAGTATGTAGAGATAACCTATACTAATAGCATGGGATATACCAAAAAGGCTACTGGTAGGCTGGAAATAGAAAGAAACTGGTGCTATCTGTATGATGATGGAAAAGACGGGAAAGATTATAATGTAGCTTTCCCTATCCCGAACCTAAGCGTTAGGAGCATTGAGGCAATTTACCCTATTGCCTTCCTTACGAGTGCTGGGTGCTTATTCTGGAAGCATCCTACTGAATTATCCAGGGATGATACCCCCAGATATATACCTAATCCCAGATCGGATGCTACCTACAGTTTACAGGATTGCCAAAAGGACTACACCCCGATCTGGTCTAAGAGTGAATTGAAAAATATAAATTATAAAGATCATGGATAAAATTAGCTCAATAACAATCGTACTTAATGGTATTGCTACTACCTATCATGTAGGGCAAGGAGATATAAACGGCAAAAGGATCATCGCCAGCATAGAGCGTGTTCGTAGATATGAGGATTCTACAGGTGAGTGCTTTCCTGGAAATTTCTTAGCTAAGGATAAAGACGGGAATAATTTGGTTGAGATCAGCGATACTATTCCCTATGTGGTTACTTATGTGTGAAGTATAAACAAACCATTCCGAGGATTAGATCGGAATGGTAATAACAAAATTGAAATGAGCAAAATAACTGATGGTAAAGAATATCTTTCATTTGGGGAAGGTCTGTATCAAATGAGCCAAAAGGGTATCATTGGCAGAAGAATAAGGCTTACTAAAAAACGAGCGTGGGTACTTCGGGATATGATTAAAAGACTGGAAGATTATGTACCGGAAGAAAATTCTCCTCGTTTTAATGATTATTGCGCTACTCTTGAATGGATGCGTCAAGAAATAAACAAGAGATATTCAGAGTTTGATTTAGGAACAATTTAACGTATAACAATTCAATAATGAACTTTTGCTCACCTCATTTATAAGGTGAGCAAACTAAAAAAAGATAAAAATGAAAGAGAAACAGATATGTAATCCCGTAATGTTTGCTGCTTTTAAACACATTATACGAAAGCGGTATGAAAAAAGTCTATACAACAAAAAGGCTTCTATCAGGTATATTATATCCTACATGAAAAAGTATAGATTATCTATTTATCAAATAATAGAAGTAAACGAAATTTGTAGAATGCTAAAATGAAAGGGAAATTATGATATTCATGTTTCGGATCACAGCGGATCAGTCTATAGCAATGATGCCAGGGCTATCTACTGAGGATGCCAGGGAGAAAGTTAAAAAATCTCTGGGTATAGAGGATAAAGATCTATATTGGATTGGGCTACTCAATCATGGGCTGATTGTTAAGGGTAAATTTGAAACTCAATACTTGTAAACCAGGTGAAGATGAAACGAGTATTCAACAAAGATAAAACTGGCTTTTACTTTGAGGTCGAAACGGATCCCAGGTTAGGAAGGATTTATAGCGTTTCCTATTATCGAAATAGGAAGCCTGGCTTTAAGTTCACTCATTCAAATGGTGATTTCTATTTATTGTTAGGAAAGCTCCAGATATTCAAAGAAACAATGCCTTTTTAAATTGTAACACATGGAAATAGATTGGTTTTGGCTTACCGTTATAATTCTCATCATATCCATTTGCGTGTACAACACTCTGGATAGTTACTTTGAGCATAAATACGGGAGCCGCAAAAAGGAAGAGGAGTAATATATGAGGTTTGCCCTTAGAAATAAAACTAAGCTGATAAAGGCTTTTGATGAGAGTTACTACAACCTTCTCATGGATAGCCTTAAGCAGCATTTTGCGAATAATGAAACGATCCAGGGTTATAGTATTGAGGGTGAAAAGTACCAGATTATAGATGTACCCAATGCACAACCGAATACGGATAGCTTCTTTCAGTTTGCAGTAGTACGGGTGAAGTACGATGTACTAACATTAGCCTATTACTCATGCTTTGGATAAGAGTAGGAGGTGTTATATGAAGTGCCACTATGTTTATGATGAGATTGCTGGTAAGGTGTTGATCCCTGGCTGTTGGTCGGTAGTGATGAGCGATGATATTAGGGATTGCACCTGTTCCTCTGGTAATGAAGATCTAACCTTTTCCCAATTTGAACGTGAACAGTACAATAAAGAGCTGGAGAAACGAAATGCCATTATCAAAGAGCTACGAGCCGATAACAAGTATCTCCGATCAGAACTAAAAAGGCACGTTACTTTACTTGGTAAAAGGAAGAAGATCTAAGAGAGTGATTTATTTGTTATATTAAATAAAACAAACTATATTTGTAATTAACAATCATATTTGATATGAAAACGATTAGAACAAATTCAGGAAGAGAGGTAAAGATCTTTGCTGAAACATTTGAATACGAGGCTTACGAGCAGATTAAAAAACTTGCTAACTATGAAGCCTATCAAGATTCTATTATTAGGATAATGCCAGATTCTCACGCTGGCAAAGGCTGTACTGTTGGCACAACCATGACTATTACAGATAAAGTAACTCCAAACTTGGTAGGAGTGGATATAGGTTGTGGTATGCTTACTATTGAGCTAAAGGATAAGCATATAGATTGTGAAAAGCTGGATTCTGTAATACGAACAAAAATACCTAATGGTTTTAATGTTCACGAAACGCAGAAAGCCACTTTTGATTTTGAGAGCCTTATATGCGCTAAACAGGTAGATCTGGAAAGAGCCTTGCTTTCTATTGGATCTCTTGGAGGAGGAAACCATTTTATAGAGGTTGATTACTCAGAGAAAAACAATAAGTATTACCTTGTTATCCACTCTGGTAGTAGAAAGCTGGGGGGAGATGTTTGTAAATACTATCAGGATCTTGCTTTTCAGAGTGCCAATGAAATGAAGAAAGTAAGAGAGGATCTTATTGCCAAATTAAAAGCAGAGGGTAGAATACAGGATATTGAAAGCGAGATAAAGAAACTGAAAAAGCCTATAGCAGATAAAGAACTGGCTCATCTATCTGGCGATAATTTCAGATCCTACCTGAATGATATGGAAATTGTTCAGCGATTTGCTATGCTGAATCGTAAAACTATGGCTTCCATTATCATTAAAGAAATGGGCTTTCAGGAGGAAAGTAGGTTTGAAACCATACATAACTATATTGATTTTAAACGTATGATCCTCAGAAAAGGTGCTGTAAGTGCTGAGCTTGGAGAAAAGCTACTTATTCCTATTAATATGCGTGATGGATCGCTCATTTGCATAGGTAAGGGAAGTGAGGACTGGAATTATTCAGCTCCTCATGGAGCTGGTAGGCTTATGAGCAGAAGTAAGGCAAAAGAAATGCTTTCAATGGATGAATTTGTAAACTCCATGAATGGCATTTTTACCACGTCAGTAAGTACAGCTACTATAGATGAAGCTCCACAAGCGTACAAGCCTATGGAGGAGATAAAAGCAGCTATCACTGATACAGTAGAGATCATTGATACGATAAAACCAATATACAATTTTAAAGCCTCAAATTAAAGAACAATGATAGACGAAAAAGAAATTCAAAGTTGCATCCTCAAAATAGAGGAACGATTAAACGACAAAAGGATAAACCGTTTTGTAAATGCTCCAGTAAAGGAAGGCTATCTAAAGTCTATTGAGATACTGAAAACTCTACAGACCGATATAACCAGGGCAAAACTGGAGGAACTTAAAACAGTACAGGGTAGGGCTATTGCTGCTTTGGCTATTGATTATCTAAATGGAGAATGTACCCAATACGTTTTACTTGGTGTACCAATTAAAGATAGATAGAGTATGAAAGAACAAAAGGTTATTCATGTAGAGCTAAAAGAACCATTCAAAGGTAAAAGGCACTACTATTTTGGCTCAAAGGCAGCTATCTATGAAGATCTTTCAGAGGATCTAATCGGTATCAAAAAAGAAAGCCTCTGGAATGTGGATCTGGATAAGGTGGAGTACCAGAATAAGTTTTGTACTATCCGTATGGGATTTATTAGGCGAAAACAGACGAATAGAGGTAAAAGGGAGGTTTAAACAGCCTCCCTTTTTGCTACGTGCCTAAATAAATAACATATCCAGGTCATTTTTATAACAAATACCGTTATATTTGCAGTAGATAATTAAATATGAACTAATATAGCATTGGCTATTTGTTTTAGGGATCAAGAAAACGACCAATTTTTAGACAGTCCTCAGAAACAATGTGCTAATGCCTGCGCTATGCGTGGGCATTACTCTTGTTATGGGCTGTCGGGTGCTTGGTCGTACCTCTTGATCCAACGGAGTAAGCCCACGCTTTTTGTGTGTTTACGGGTAGCCAATCAGGATAGATTAATAACCTGTAAATATAACGCTTATGAGGACTTTACTAATGCTTTGCCTGGTAGCTTTGATAACGGGATGCTCAAAAGATAATGATCCAATAGATGAAACTCCTAAAGATGTAGAAATGCACTTTTACGCATATACAAAGTTGGATCCAGCTTCTCCCAGCTTCAAAGCACAAGCCAAATTCTTTTTGTTCGATGCAAGTAACGGCAAACAATTTAAAGAAGAACGTATAAACATACCTTCTGGAGAGTACTTAGACTATTCAAACGAAAAATCAGAAATGGTTACTCTTTTGAATAATAATGAATTTGAATTGAAAGATGGTACACGTGTAAAGCCTATAATAATTCAAACAAAAAACTCAGGAGAATATTATATTTCTGTCATGCCTGATTATAAGGATCCTGATAAGTGGAATAGTTTGGTAAGCCAAAATAAAGTAAATATTCCATGTGGTAAATATTATGTAGTGGCTTTACTTCATGGATCTGGCGGTTGGGCTTACTATGATAAATATTCTGGAAAATATATTGAGGTTACGGAGAATATGCCTACCAGTGATAAAACTGTAGAGATAACATTTCCTCACGATACAAAACATAAAGGTTTCATAGATTGGATTACAACTAATTGGTAGTACTATGAAAATACCAATAAAGGAAGCTCAAAAATTGGGTGTAGTATATCAAACAATAACAGAACGTGTATTATCTGCTATTCTAAATGGAGATAAATTTGTAGAGCTATCTCAGTATGAATACCAGGAAGCTCTTAAGCAGAAACATGAATACGATGAGAAAGCAAAGGTTCTGAGTAAATGTGCTAAGTTAAACAATCGTGGTATTGCCTTTGAGAAAGCTGGTAAGGTTAAATCTGCTATAAGAGTATATGAAGAGTGCATAGAGCTATGTTATCCTGCTCATCATGCTTTCAAAAGGCTCATGGTGCTATACCACAAAGCTAAAGATTATGATAACGAGGAAAGGGTTATCTATAAAGCCTTAGAAGTATTTGGAACATATCCAGAATATGAAAACAGATTAGATAAACTGAGCAAACATTTAAAATAGCAGCGTATATATACACCAAATATACTATAAAACAGCACTTTATAAATAAAATGTTTGGTGATTCGATTTTAATGCACTATGTTTGCGGTGCTAAACAGTCCGATGAACTTTATCATCCCGTTGAGTACGGTTAATGCTCACGAAATATGATGGGCTTTTTTTATGCCCATACATAAATATTAGGCGGCTGCCTTTCCCACATTTTCTTTTTGCTCTTCGGAGTGGTAAGATCATGGACTGTTTAGCGACACGGGAAATGGTAGCCGTTCTTTTTTGCTACTATCGAAGATTTAAGGTGTGTTCCTGCGGCATCTATCGCTAAACAGTCCATGAAATGAAAACAAAAAAACAAAGTTTGTCTGAGAATAACAGTAACAGCCAAACAATCATTACTCACCCAACAAGGGAACCAATCACCACATTTACCCAGCCTGAATTTTCGGCTTTTCTTGATGCGATGTTTGCGGAAGGGAAAAAGCGTTTTGTTGAATATCTTAAAACAGAAGAATGGAGGGCTATTTATGAATAATCAGATCTTTCAGTACAATGGGAATCCTATCACATTCCAGATAGGAAAGGCTACAATGGTGAACGCTACCCAAATGGCTAAGCCGTTTAGTAAACGTCCTGCTAAATGGTTAGAGTTACCTACAACAAAGGAATTTATAGCTGAATTGAAAGCTATCCGAAAATCGGATAGGTTAGTAGAAGCCATAAACGGTATAGGCACATGGTTTCACGAAGATGTAGCTCTGGAGTTTGCTCGCTGGCTCAGTCCTCAGTTTGCTATCTGGTGCAATGATCGGATAAAGGAGCTAATGAGGTATGGAATGACTGCAACCACGCAAACCATAGATAGTATATTAGCTGATCCAGATAATGCTATAAAAATATTGGTAGCATTGAAAGAAGAGCGTTCCAAAGTAACAGCTCTGGAAAATCAGTTAAACTTCCAGGCTCCTAAAATAGAATATGCCAATAACATTTTACTCAGTGAAAATACCTATACTACTACGGAGATCGCCAAAGGCTTAAACATAAGTGCCTGTAAACTGAACAGGATCCTTTCAAAGAAAGGTGTACTTTGCCAGCAGCAAGGGCAATGGGTATTATCTCCAGCTTATCAGATTAAAGGCTATATGACTACCAAAAGCCTTTCTTATAATAGAAAGAATGGAAGAATAAGTAGTATGTTTACAAGCGTTTGGACTGAGGCAGGGAAAACATTCATTTACAAGCTGATAAACAGTATAGAAAACACTATCTTTGCATCTGTTGAGAGCTGATGATAGCTACCTATTGGTAGCCCAGAGCCATTACCAGCGTTGGTAGTGGCTCTTTTCTATTTTGAAGGGTGCAAGATCTTCTTTATTGATTTTTGGTTATCTTTGATAAAATAGGGTAGAGTGCCTTTTGTTTTGGCTTCGTTCATTCGATCTTCATTCTCTCTTACCCACCTGGAGAAAGAGCCAGGAAGCTCTGTAATTTCTTCCTTCTGGCTTACTTCTCTATCTTCTCCAGCCATGATCCTCTCTATCATTTCCTCTATCTCATCTCCACCAGCCAAAATAGGGATCATAAAACATCTACAGTTTGGATGCCAGCCAGTCCATTTAAAAGTCTTAGGATATTTGCCAGCAAGCTCATCGCAAATATCATAATGAGGATGATTTTTTGATACCTTTATTTCGTAACCTATGATAAAATCCAACTGATCCCAGCGTTCAAAATCAGCAGTACGATAGGCTATGTTTGTTTCGGTACGTGCCAGACGTTGAGCATTTCGGTATGAGGATCTATAAACACCCCTACCAGAATGAAACTTTTTAGGATTATCATCTATCCATTTATACCCTTTGCTCTCTTTGTCATATACTCTACGCTTCCATTGCCTTCCATATACGGTATTTCCATTTTCATCCTCACCTACCTTTACTCTGAAACGCCTATAGAACCTATCTGGATCCTGTAAGTACATTTGGATTTTAGAAGCAAGTTTGTTCGCTCCAGTGCCTTCACCTATTGCCAGATCCAAACAGTTCTCCAGCTCTTCCTTAAATTGCCCTGTGTACCTCCAAACCTTTTGCGATAGGCTTAGCCCTTCCTCTCCTGTTTTTCGGGCAAAGAAAGCATCCATAGCCTCCTTATTCCTTTTGAAAAATCGGGCAAACAGATTGTTTTTGATAGAGCTTTCTCCAAAGATGCTTTTTACCAGCTCATCATTATTATTGTTTGAAAGGATCCACTCATTTTCTACGTCTTTCCTTATCTCCTGGTACAAACGGCTGTACATTTCCCTGAATATGGCTGTAGCCTCATCGCCATAGCCATAGCCTGAAAAAGAGAATGGTTTACCATCTTCCAGCTCAGTACCTTTTACCAGGTTAATAAGCCGATTCATGTAAACTCTATAGATCTCACGCACATTAGCAGCATAGCCCTCAGTACGCTTAAACAGCTCTATCTGTAACTGTGTAGGATTTACGTTTTTAGCCATTATCCTTTTTCTTTAGCTTAAACTTATCGCATATATCTCTATTCAAAAACTTACACCACTTAGAAAAGCGACACCTGCACATGAATAGATCGCCTTTCCAATCTTTTTCGTGCCAATCGTATGAATGTTCACAATCCCTACAGTGGTAAGGGCTTACCTGTTTAGCTACTTTCTTTGCCACGCTCACACCTCCGTTTCCAACACCCTACAATCCGTCATTGTTACTGTAGTTATTTCACCATTAGGCTTGGCTACTACAAACTTAGGAATACCCCAAAAAGTATGGTATTTATCAATAACATCACCCTCATAGGTATGCTCAAAGTCTTTCGGGTTTGCCTCTGGGTATGTTTCTAAAGCTAACCTATAAGCCATTTGGTTAAACTCAGTCCATTGTACTTTAATTCTCATATCCATTCTATTTATTAGTTAGTTCAATATCATTTTCACAAGCAACACCCTGGAGTAGCTTACCGCCAACATTCACACGATACACAAAACTGTTGCCCAGCTTTTCACTATAAGAAGGATAAACCTTACTAATCTTACCAATTCTACCTACATATTGAGGTTGCACGTCATTTGAAAGGATCCGCACAATATCACCCCTATTAAATTTAGCCTCCATTATTCACCCTCCCCGAAAATATCCGTTTTTTCCAGCTCTTTCTGTCTGGCTATTGCCTCCAGCTCTTCTTTCTTCAAACGCTCCATTTCAGCCTTAGCATCTTTGATAAGGTAGCTCATCTCTACATAGGTTTGTCGGCTCATGGCTCCATCATTGAATTGCTTAGATATATCAGCGAGTGTTTCGCTAACATCTTCTCCAAAAGGCTCCTGAAACTCATGCCCTAACTTCAAAGCCTCATATTCAGCCTTATGCTGATAGTCCAGAACATTACCCAGAATAGCACGCAAAAGGTTGCCTGTTCTATTCATGTAGCCGTCGTGAGTTTCCTTTCGCTTATCCGCTTTAATGACTGCAAGAAGCATGATCTTTCTGATAGCCTTAGCGGACAAATTGCCCAGGCTCTTCATGTTATCAAAGTCGATATTCGGAGTGAAAGATTTTGAGAGAATGTGATTATCCAAACGCTCATACTCATTCTTCTTACTCTCAGAAGCCTGATCCCAGGTTAAGTATTCTATCTTACCACCATTCTTAAGGATAAAGAGTTTTGCTTCCTCTTCGGCTTTAGGCAAACTATTAATCACGTCAGCAGTGGCAACCATAGCAGGGTTAGCAAATCTATCGTTTACATCTGCATCGGTTGATTCCAGGCTCTCTACACGATGGATCATAGGCTGAGTGCCTTCGTGTTCTGGCTCCTGTTCAAACACAATAGCAGGGATCTTACCCACCATGTTAGGGATAGCTTTCACCTCCCAGCCCATGTTTAGGCGTTTACAGTAGTAAACTGTATCATCCCGATATATATCTACATGGTACACGCTTTTTCCTCCTGATTCAGTTAGATAATACCCCCAGGCAAAAGATGTCATTCGTTTGTACTGATCCTTTATGAGAAATATATCATCCCCATTCTGCTTAGATAGTACATTAAGCACAACGGCTGGTTTCCCTTCTTTATTCCGATAAACATGATATAGCATTGCAGAAGTACCCTCAGCACCAGCAACACGCTTAGCCTCTCTCACATGAGCATTAAAACGCAAATCCTCTAATAGCTGGTTATACTTTTCAAAAGCATAATCTGTATTTTTGCTACGCTGTAACCACTTAACAGGTCTGCCATACAAGAATACCAGTGCAATTTCATTGATATACACCTGGTACGGAATAGGTATTTTCCAGCGTTTTTGCCACCTGAGGAAATTCCCTTTCTTATCCAGCACCGCCTTATCTTGGCGTTTCATAACCTCATGGTGTTCTACCTTGTACTCCAGTAGGGCTTTCTGGGCAAAACCTGATCTATCTTGCATCATACTCAAAGCCCTGGCTATGTCCTTTGAACCTAACAGGCTCGTGAAATTCTGCTGATAACCTACAGCAGCCTTCACCTCATTTTTTACCGCATCTACAACATTTAGTAATCCCATAATTCAATCAATTAATAATTAACTCCTAATCGTGCCTCTATATCATCTGGAATATTGAACTCGTTATAATCAAACCAGCAGCGCATTAAGAATACATCTCTCCAGTCTGGTGAGCATTTAATATCCAGTTTTATTTCATCCTTTGGCTTTAGCTTCAATTTTCCTTCACTATCAGCCTTCCAGGTTTGCAACTGTTCCAGCTCCAGAATTATCTGCTCTCTATCAGCCTCACTTATCAGATCCTCATCTATGCCAAACTCAGAAGCGTTAATATGCTCAGCCAGCTTGTAACCGCACTGGGTTTGTAGATTATAGTAGTTCTCATCATTCAAAGCACTACTGTTATTCACAAAGCCCTGGATCTCACAATTATCTACCACCCCACCACCTACACCATCCTCATCCGCTATACACTTCCATTTCGGGATCCTGTACTTTTTCTGGAAGTGCCTTATACAGTTCTGTATGTCGGTAGTTTTGCTAACAGGGTAGCATCTGAGATCTATAACCTTGTAGCCATCCCATACACAGATACGGGCGTAATCGGAGCCGAATCGGGCTATATCGGCTGTCAAGTAGTTAGATCCTGTAGTAACAGCCAGAAGGTTGTTGAAAATGGCTACAATAGCATCATGAGAGCAAAGAGCATTCGGGTTATCGTCATACTCCCAGTTACCTTTAAGCAAACGCTCCTTTTTCACCTTGTCTTTGGTAGTCCTCAGCCCTTCTATGTAATCGGGATCTATAAACGGGTTTTCCTGAACCAAACAAGCCAGGTAACACATATACTCGGCAAGCTCACCCCTGATAGCTGGTTTGTAGAATGTATCATACATCCAGTTCTTTTTAGGGTTACAGGTTATAAAGAGTTTACGCCTTAATCCCAGCTCAGCGTTCAAATGCCTACCTATACGGGTTTTTAAGGTATCATAAGCACCAAAGTTCACCTCTCCACCTTCTTCTATCCAGCCTCCAGTGTACTCAGTGGATCCGTAACGCTCATATAGAGGATCACTTGGTTTATATTGGAGATCCAGCAAATCTATTCGGGAACCATTATAAAACTCTATGTAGTTGTATTGCCCATTATACTTATAAAGGGTATCATCTACTCCGTACTGGTTACAGACTTTATAGAAAGTGATTAAAGTGGATTGAGTGATACGCTTTAGTTCGGCACGACCTATAAACCATTTGGATCTTGGATAACATAGGCACATGAAAAGAAGCCAGGCGGCTCCAGTCCATGATTTAGCACCACCAGCAGCACCACCATACAACAGCTCTACGTGTTCTGTATCGGTAAGGATCCGCAAAGCCTCATCTTGCTTTTCATGCTTCTTACCATCCTTAACCGTAATGAAGTCAAAACAGCCACGTTTGAACAGCTCTATTTTAACTGCAAGGGCTATCGGTATCTGTATGTCCTTACTTTTTGCCATTGATCTTCTCTAATAGCCCATGATACACTAACAGCTCCTCAGTAGATAGCTTAGATAAGTCTGCCTCCAAGGATCCCGAAACATTCGCATTTATATCACCCTCTATCGGCTGGGTTGATTTTCCAAAGATCCTATCAAAGATCATCTCAACAGTGGAAGTACGACCAAAGCGAATATCAGAGAAAATAGCACTAATGATATTGCACACCCAAATAGGTGTGGTGCTATCCTCTTTATTCGCATCAGCCATAATCTTATTAAGCTCCCCTTTGGATCTCTCCATGAGGAAACGGATCGTTTTAAAGTAATCCTCTTTACTTAGCTCATAATCCACCTTCTTACCAGTGAGATTTTTGAGCTGTTTATACAGCGAAGGCTTCCGACCATTTTTAGCTGGTTGGTTATCAGAAGAGAATCTGTTTCCTTTAGTATTTCCTTTCTCAAATTGTGCCATTCGTTGTTTTCCCGTTGTTTTGGCGTATATATACACCATTCTGAAATAAAGAAAAATCAGATAGAATCCCCACCTGATTAAACTTTACCTGGTTAATTACTACTTTTCCTGTTCCTGGTATTTAGCCCAGAACCATTTTATCATATCGCCATCGAAATTATCTACATAATCATCTACGGCATCCAGCTCATCAGCAAGGGCTTCGGCTTTGTCTATTACGTCATTGAAAGCCTCCTGTTCTTCCTCACTTGCCATAAAGGGATCGTACTGCTCATTAAGCTGCTTTTGAATAAGAGCTTTCTGTAATTCGGTTAATTCAATCTTAGCCATAATATTCTGTTTTTTAGCATCTTTCTACAAAGATAGGTTATAATTTGTACTTTTTAATAATACTCTTAGCTGCTTTTGTGTATTTATCAGCTTTCCCATGAACAGCTTTCGTACACACCTCAGCCCAGAACTCATTTACGTTAGTCTTAGCATACTTTCCATAGCCAGACTTTCCTTTGTCATTACTCCACTTCTTATAAAGGCTGTTCACGCTTTTGGTAGCAGCCTTAGCATTTGGATTGGTAAGGTGGTTGTTCCAGGTAGCGTGCGCCAACTCATGAGTAACAATATGAGCTACTGGTTTGTTGGTTTTCGTCAGGTGTCCGCTTTTATAGCCCTTCTCAGCCCATCCAGCTACACTTTGAGTAGTGGTGTTCTTTCCGTTGAAAATAGACTTACTCAGAACTACCTGTTTAGATACACCTCCCTGGCTAATGTGAACACCGCCAGTACCAGATTCAAGCTGTCCGAGCTTAATATCCTTCTGTCTTACACCCAGTACAGAGTGAAAACGTGAGATACTTTCTTTTACAGCCTTGTACACTTTAGGGTTTTTGATTGTAGCCAACGGCTCCAGTTTCCCTATTTTCCCTTTGTAATTAGAATCGCCATTAGGCAATCCTCCGTTGCTTCCGCTTGTTTTTGCCATCTTTCTTAGAACTCTTATCGTTAATAAAGTCCTGGACGTAAACCAGGCTATTTTCTATACAGAAATCTCTGATCTCATCGCCACCGCCATACACAAGCAAATTCGGAGTTTGCAAACCTGATACCTCCCTGGCTACTTCCAGCTCTCCTTTCAAATATTCCAAACGACCAGCATAACCACGAGTGAAAAACGCATTGTACCCCTTTGGCAATCCCATTTTGTTATACTCCCTGAACTTTACCGACACATTCAGATCCGCATATACTTTGATACCGCATTCCTGGAAGTATCGACTAATCCAGCGTTTCTTATAGATCTGCTGTAAACCGTATGCAATAGGCGTTGTATCATATACGGAAAGATTAGGCTCTACCAGGGCTTTCACTCCACTGGTAAGAACTTTGATAGGATCTTTCCAGATAGCTTCAAAGCGATAATCATCCACGTAAAAATGATAAGTAGCAACATCTTTCCTCAGTCTGCTATCAGCTCCCCAGGGCGCAAACGGCAAAAGGAGTTTTCCAGCTTGCTGCTCTAACAGAAGATTGGGAATATCAAACTGGTTATTGCTCTCATAAAGGCAATCGTTAAGCATGGAATTATAAAAATCCATCTTATCCTCATCTATCGGCTCATCATCCTCTGGATCCTGTTCGCCTTCCTCTTCACCAGGTTTATCTTCTGGCTCATCCTTATGCTCCTCTACTGGTACTTCCAAACCGATGAAATCAAAATCCGCTTTCTCCTTCCAATCATCAAGCTGGAGAATGGCAAAATCCCACTCCCCATTATTGATATTATCCCTGAGAACTATATCGGCTTCCTGTTCTTCAGTCAGGTTATGATACAGAATAGTAGGAACCTCAGTAATTTTCAGCTTTTTTGCAGCTTTTATCCTCTGGTGTCCTGCCAGTACGATCAACTTACCATCACGCTCCGATAAGGCTATAGGGCGATGCTTCCAAAATCCATTGATACGAATGGAATCCACCAACCTATTCAGATCCTTCTTTGTAATCTTCCTGGGATTGTTCTCTAATACCGTCAGGTCTGAGATTTTACGGTATGTTATATCGCTACATTCCATCCTCTACCTCCTCTTTAGAACTTACAGCCTCCGTACCTTCCTGTTCTACTGGCGTGTTATCCAGGTACTCAGGTGTACGAGCAATCTTTCGGAAAAGCTCCACAAAACGCATGAGGATATACAGCCTTCTCTTACCCAGATACATAAGAGTATGCCCATCGCTCATTTTACCAACCGCATAGAATTTACCTCTGTAGTGCAACGGAACAGGAAACTTACCATACAAGTAGATGCAATCCCCTTCTATACGGTTGATAGTGGCTGTTCTGTTGTACCTTCCATCCAGATATATATGAGCCTCCTTACCAGGCTTTACTGGATCCTTTGGTAAAAACAGATTAGCATAGTGCATAATAAGCAAAAAGCCTATTAAGATACTTGCTGTTATTAAAATGGTTGTTGTCATAAGATCATTGTTTATCTGTTGTTGCAAAGATACAAAAACGGCGTATATGTACACCGTTTTTGATCCTAAAAAATTGATTAATAGCCATAAATCAACATGGCGGCATCTCTACCATGCTCATTTGTTTTAGAACTCCACCCAGTATATCTTTTAAAAGTTTCTTGTGTAAGTTTGGTAACATTCATTTTTGGAGCGACCATTTCAAACCTTACTCCGAGATCTTTTAAAAAATCTTCCCATATTGTAGCATCCCTTTTTACGGATCCTACACCCTGGAGTTTCTTACGCTCCTCCTCACGTGTCATACGTTCAGTACCGAACCATTTACGTTGTCTGGGATCCTCTACTCTCACTACCATATTTTCACCATGAAGGATATGTAATTCTTTCACCCGATCCATTGCCTTGTGTATCGGCAAAGAGCATACACTAAGTAAACACCGCTTCTTAGAATCCCATTCAGAGAAACCAGTATTAACACCTGTATCTACACCTACATAGATCATATTGCCTCTGTTAAGTTAGTAAATACTAAATCGGATCCTGAGCAACAATGAACACCAAACTTATAAAACATCTCGCATAGCTGCTCTTTGTATTTATCTCCCTCCTTATAGTTTGTGCGTAACTCTAAAGATGGGAAATAAGCCAATGTATCACGATTGATTTTATTAATAATATCAGCTCCCTTCTTAGTGAGAGTAACTTCTACCATATTATTTAGCTCCATACTCTTCCTTTTCTTCAAAGATTGGATCTTCTGTATCATCTTCACCGAAAGAACCGGGTATTTGATAGAGAACTACGGTATTATCGCTAATCTGCTGTTCCCTGGAAGGCATTAGCATAGTCATAAGATAAGCATTTGGAGCAAACTTATAACGGATCTCTTTTACCATTGGGTAGCCTAATATATGCTTGCTATGAATGGCTATACTCAGAAGATCATCCACGATCTCCACTTTTACTATTGCACAACCATGAAGGAACGTACCTAACCGATACTCTCCGTACTCATCCTTCATAAAAGGCTCACTGGTTGCAGCTTTTTCCAGCTCATCCACGAAAGCACGATTCAATTTCTTTTTCTTCCAGTAGTCAGGAAAATATACGCCTTTTCTCTTTTCTTTGTTGGGCTGAAATACACCCTTTTCTACAGAACAATCACCAGCTTTACTTCCTAAATCAACGCCTATCGTTGCTTCTTTCAGCATTTTCTCATTCATTTTTTGCATAACTCAAATTTTATATGGTGAAACAATATCGTAAATAGCTTTGCATATTTGAATATCATACAAAGCATCATGTAATTTGCTATCATCTACCTGGATCCCCAGAGTTTTAGCGACCGTACCCTGTTTAAAGTTCTCCATTTCGGTACGCATTGCCGCCAGATACGGAGTAGCCAGTACCATTACATCTATGCTATTACTCCAAAACCAGGATCCAAAATACTTATCTCCATTCTGGAGGAACCACGCACGCAGAAATTGGTTATCAAAAGAAGCGTTATTATACCCAGCCAGAAAGAACTTATCTTTCTTATTGAAGCGATCCACGTATTTATCCAGCATTGCTATAAACTTGGGAAACACTACATTCATCGGAGGATAGGAAAGGATCTGCTCTTTAGTAACTCCAGCAACTTCCAGGGCTTCCTGGGTAATTTCTGCTTTTGGGTTAGGCTGAACCTTAAAATCAAACTCCTCTTTTACCTCACCATCTACCACTATTGCACCGCTAATCTGGTGAATACCATGTTTGTTCACTAACGTACCTGTAGTTTCCAGGTCAAAAAATACTACTTTCATTTTACTGATTTTTTATATTGTTTCATTGCCATTCTTAAATCCTCTGTTTTATCCAGCAGCTTTGCAAGTTCGGTAAGGTTTATCATATCCTCACCATCCATGTAAGCCCAGATTTTACGGAGTGAATTGGCTATTTCTTTTGCTTCCTTAGCTTCTTTCTGTACAGCATTGATCTCCTTATTGGTTACAGTCTTTTTGCCTTGTTTTTCGGCTATTTCTACAGCATTCTTAGTAGCCTTAACCTGTTCCTCTTCTGTTTCATAGCTCGCTACTATATCTCTGGCTGCTTTAGCTGAGATCTGCTTGTTAATGATCCTTTCCTGAATATCTATAGGAAGATCTAACAGGGAAAGGCACTTACTGATAAAGGCTGGTGATTTTTTAAACTTTTCAGCTATTTCACCCTGGTTATATCCAAACTCTTCCTTAAAACGTTTGAACATGATACCACATTCATACTCAGAGAATTTCTTGCCTTCATTCCTCATCATCTGTTCTATAAGTAAATCCTCTGGGCTGGTGTCTTTCGGTAGCTTCATAGCCTTAATATATGGAATGGTTGCACCTTCCTCTATTGCCAGCATGGTAGCTCTGTAACGTCTTTCGCCATCTACCAACTTATAAAACTCAACACCACTACCATCTTTGAAGGGAATAACGGTAATCGGGTTTAGCACTCCTTTAGCCTTAATCTGTTCTTTCAGCTCATCCAGATCAAAATCTCTACGAGCATTAAAATTTTCCATTACCACTATGTTACGTGGATCTATCTGGAAAATATCAGTTCTTTTTGTTGCATTAGTTTCCATAACTTACTTTTTTAGAATCTTTTCTCTGTTAATTCTCTGTTTTTCAACATATTTCTTATATACTCTACATACAGCAGGACGTGTTTTTGCACAATTCCAGGCACTACTTGAACTATAATGTTCACAGTGGCTACGGGTACACCATTGCCCAGGACAAAGCTGTTTACAAATCAGATCAACAGCATCATAAACACGACTATATGAACGTTCATTTTCATGCTCAACTACGCTACTATTAGCAAGGATAGCACGCACTAAAACCTCATCGTTTTTGTCTTGATCACGAAATTCCACTTGTTTTTTTGTCCGCTTTTTACAATCCAAATAAGTGAGGTATTCCAAATACTGAGGTGTTCCTAAATCTGTTTTCATGGGATTAATATCTAAAGTCTGTAAAATGGATAACTACACCCTCAAACGTGTTTCCTTTGTTGTTACCAAAGAACCACTCTACAAAATCCTCAACACTCAGACCGTCATTTTTAGCTACTTCCTGAATAGGAACCAGCTTATCATCTATCCATATCTGAGGATAAGCATCATCAGATCCATAAGTCATGGTTACGTGTTGCAGTCCAATCTTATCAAACCTGGATAACTCCCTTTGTTCTGAGTTATAAGGTCTGCCAGTCCACTCCCTTACAGAGAGATACTTTTTGCCAGAGGAAATACCTCTATATCTCTCATCCCATACCCCTTTAGCGTTGTATCGGATAGTATGTATCTTCTTGCCTTCTTTCAGCTTGCCTTCAAAGCCTGTAGCCTCTCCAGACTTTCTATGAGTTACAGGGAAAGCCTTGCATAAAGTCAGGATTACTTTTTTCTTTTCCATCATTTATTTTTTTACTTAGTGAATTAGTAACTCTTACCGTGCATTTTCTCTCTACTTTCATTGTAGATCATCTTTTGTTCAATATGCCACAGCAGATTAATTTTAAGAATCTCAGATAATCTTCGTATCTGGTGGAGAGCATAGTTTATCTGTTCTTCCTGGGAATATTTATAATTCACCATATCTTTCACGATAGCATATATATTCTCAGTAAAACTTTTCTTAGGAGTAACCACGTGTTGTAAGCAGAACCTATTTAAGTTCAGATTATTTGCTCCAGCAAGATCCAGTAAACGAATAGCAGCATCGGCTAACTCATCCTCTACTGTATCTTTTACATATTCCTCAAAATTATCTCTGAAATACTTATTTTCAGGGTGGAAAGTATGAGCATTAAATATTGTACCTTTTCTGTCGGCTGGTACTTTCGCAAACTTATTTATTCTATGAGCGTTCACAGCTTCCATCAGTTCAGAGATCACCAGACAAAGAAAATGCTCATTACTGGGCTTATTCTCCCAAAATCCATGTTCTACAGCGTTTGCATGGGCTTTATCCCGAAGTTCATTCCATTTTATTTCACTCATTTTCTATAGCTTTTATTCTGGTAAAACACACGCTCAAACATCTCTTCCAGCCTATCACTAATGCGAGAACCATAACGCTCTCCAAAATCAGCATCCTTCAAATTGGAGGTAGCAATGGTGAAAAGCTGTCTGTCATACCTTGCATATATCAACTCTGTAACAGGAGAAAACTCATTACCCCAGCTTTTTACACTGGCTGGCTCTGTTCCAATATCATCAATAAAAAGTAGTTCCTGGTTTTTCAGCTTGTTAAAGTACACAGGATCATCTGTTACATTCTTTGCAAGTTCCAAAGCGGAAATACGATACACTCCCTTTCTTTCGCTACTAATGGAGCTGTTATATAAAATCCCGATCAGCTTTGAAATAGCTCTACCCAGAGTTGATTTTCCAGATCCGATAGATCCATATAGCAATAAACCTACCTTATAATCGCCAGTAAGCCATTTTGCAGCCTTTTCTATCTTCTCCCTGGTGTCTTTATCATCCTGGAAGGGAATACGTCTTTTTTCTACTTCGTGCTTATAACACATGAGCAACATTTCAAAAATATCTGCTTTGGGGTAGTTGGTAATCCTAAAGCGTGTCCCTATATCCAGCTCCTTCTGTTTGTCCAGTATCTTCTGGAGCTGACATTTTAAATTTATATCCATTTCTCTGTAAATTTTCGTAATACTTATCTTTCACCCATCCACGAATAGTAAGGTAGTCTGATTTATATTTTCTGCCTTTTGAACCTTTATAATTGTTCAGCATATCAATCATTTCCTTTGCAGCATCCTCTGTAAATTCAACACAGAGTTTTGCATACTCATCCCTGGTTAGAGTTACGTAATCAGCATATTTATACTTCTTAGCTTTCTCCACCTTCTCCTGTTGCTCAGGTGAAAGCGGTGGTGGATCTGTTGCCTCTGGCTGTTGTGGTGGATCAGGTGGTACTTCCGTTTTAGGAATAAAAACTTTAGCTTTGGTAGTTTCTCCTCCCTTCTTACCAGCCAGCCTACGTTTTTCACTTATAAGGTTGTCTTTAACCATACGCCTACTGTAAATGGCTCCATCTTCCCTAACCTCACATACTTTATTATCAATCAGCACATCTAACCAGCCAGTAGATCCAGAGCTATCTGTTCCGATTATCCGTACTACATCTTCTTTTGTACAAGGTTGTCCGTTTGGCATAACCATTACACCACGCTCTACGCTCTCCCACATATAGCATAACATATCCATCCACAAGCCTCTCACATCTGGAGGCAATACCCTTAGCTCTGGGCATCTAAGCCAGTCGCCAGCATAAAAGGGCATCGGTATTTCTTGTTTTTTTGCCATACATAGAATTTTGAAGGAAGGCTGGATATTACCCAGCCTAATCCTTCGTTAATGGTTAGACTTCCAAAATTGCAATGTTAGGAGCGATACCTTTGATCTTCTCCAGAACGGTATCTATACAGCTATCACGATAGGATTCTATCAGCTCATTAGCACCAGGAGAAACCAACTGGAGATAAACATCTCCATCACTCAAATAGTGGTCGAACTCAATTTCAATACGCTGTTTTGCAGTTCCCTTGAAAATAGGAAGGCATACAGAGAAACTTTTCGGCAAATTGCTTTCAACCTGGCATCTGTACACCTCAGCCATTGAGCCAGACGGATCTTTTTGTTTCTGGATCTCCGCATTAGCTTTGGCTGAGAAGTTTTTGAGGTTGGAAACCATAACCATACATTTCTCTTTATCCTCAAACACACCACGATTCAAGCGCAAGAATTGACCTAATTTTGAAGGGATCCAGGCTTTTTCATCATTGTTAATGCCAAATTTGGCAAACACCTCAGCCAACTGTACACTACCTGTAATAGTGTCTTTCGTGTAATAATTATCTTCGTTAATGGTGAGTTTGATAGTCATTTTCTCACGATTAACCTCAATGTTAGCCTTTTTCTGGTCGATAGTGTCGATACGTTTCTCCAACCAATCAAACGGGGTAGAGATCACACCAGATTTGCTAATACTTTCGGGTGCTTTTGTTGCAAGCGGTTGCTGAGCCTGTGCAGCTTCACCTTTTCTGAAAACAACTTCGATAGGTTTTTCGCCAGTGTAATGTTCGATGTTGATAGTCAAACCTTTTTCTTGATTTTCCATTTCTAATGTAAATTTGAATGATTAATAAATTAGTTATCTGTACCCGTTAGGCGTACCGCCATCTGGATAGTTCTTTGTCTTTCGTCTGATTTCATCGGTCTTTCCTCTAACAGATAGCCTTCTGGAGTGTAAAAGCCTACCATGCCTTCATCTGGATCAATGAACTTGTAGCATTCACCCTTAACGTACTCACCTCCGACTTTAAGATCATTCAGAATCTTTCCAATACGTTCCTGTAACGGCTTGATCTTTCCTTTAAAGTCCGATTTTATCCCAGCCAGCTCCTCTTCCAGTTCTCCCATCTGAATGTGAACTGTAGCCAGCTCAGCCCGAAGCTCGTTTGTTTCTTCCTGATCGAATTTTGCGAGGTAACTCTTTTCCAAAATCTGATCGCAGCTATTTCTTAATATCTCAGCTCTCTGTTCTACAGGAGTATCTGCTAACATTATATCTTTCATGGCTTAGGCTCTTTTTACGTTACACATCAGGTAATCAAACCACAATCCAATGAATTGCTGACCGAAATACTTCGCTTTTTCGCTTGATTCTTGCCAAAGCCGAGAGCCGACATCCGCATGCGCACTCGAGGGGGCGTTAGACGTACACGCATAACCGAAGCCCGCACGCCTTCCCAGAGCATCTACTATAGGGATATATACAAGCTCTTTGGTAGAGCTAATTTCGTCCTCAGTCCATAAAGCAAACCAAGGAAAGTAAAAACGGCTTGCACCTTTAGCATCTGGCTTAGGCTGATAGTTTCTACCCCAAAGCGCACGACTGATTGTTTCCAGCTTCATTAGAGCTATAATACCTTTTCGTACCCCAATGGAGCGTAAAGCTCCTTCATCAATAGGCGCACACCCTAAAGCAGCGCAAGCATCCTCATAGCTCTGGATCGTTTTGTAATCATCCAGGGTAGGAGTAGCCTTAGATGGTTTACAGTTTTCTTTACCGAACAAAGCTGTTAAAACTTCCTTCGTGTTACCACAAGCCACATTATAAGCAGCTTCCAGCATTGATTTTTCAATTTCAATCTTCATCTTTCAATGTTTTTAATCGTTTGACAATCTTGTTAATTAATCGTATCGCATTATCAACTCTGGTACTTTTACCAGGTGGTATATTTTCTATTAGCACTGGTACAAGCCGAATCAGCTCATTTACCATGTAGTTAGGTATCTTTTTCATCGGCTCTCCTCCAGTTTGGATCAGGATCAGGTATTTCTATATTCAGGTATTCAGAAGCATACTCTCTGAGCTTTTCGCAATAAGTTGAGAAAGTAACTGTGTCCATAGTGGCGGTGGATCCTGGAAATGTTATGATCTCCCCAGTATGCTTGTTTACCACTTTATCAGCAGTCATTTGAGCCTTAAAAAACTCATGTACTTGCTCTACACTGGTAAACTCCCATCCTTCGTTTAAAAGAGCATCTAACAACATCGGATAAATGCACCCCCAGAGCCATCCGTTTTGGTCTAAGGATCGAGGCTTTCTAACCTTCTTTACTACCACCTGGTAAATTCCATCTACAGACTGAGAAAACAAGTCGTATAATGGTCTAAGGTTGAAAAGTCCATTTATCTTTTGTATCTGGATCTTATTATTCATATAGTTGCAGTTGTCTTTCTAAGCTCTTCCTAACAGCGTGTATAGCACCTTCTCTACCTTCCAGGCTTTTCAGATAAACTTCCAGCTCCTTACGAGTTTCAGCTATGTAATACCCATCGCTGGTAGCTATCAGCCCGATAACCATACCATTTATCCGAATATGGTTAATGATCTTACGCAACCTGGCGTTATCCACTTTATAGCCCTGCTTTTTGAGAGTAGAGCAAATTTGCTGATTTGTAATAGCTTTCTCCTTACCTATCTTAGCGTGAAACCCTTGTAAAACCAAAGGGAGTATTACATCATTTTCGTATGGAGTAAGCGGCTTAGTTTGTTCTGAAAATCCCTGTATCATACTAAAATCTGTTTAATGATATGTTTAAACCTGGCTTAGCAGCATAGACTACCTTTCCTGTTAGCTTTTCCACCTCAGATACAAACAATGGCTCATCGCTGTTATTTGAGGAAAGGTGTAAAAGCACAATATTCACCACTTTAGAGAGATCATTATCTCTTAGTGTCTGTTTACAGCTCTCCAGCTCCATGTGTGAATCAAGTAATCTATTTCTCTGAGAAGGAAGCACACGACCAGCGTTAATGCTATCTATCAGTTTTGAATCAGAGTAGTTACATTCCACAAATACATGATTGAGATCTGGAAAACTATACCCACATTGGCAACTATCAGTTAGGAACATGATATTACCACAAGCAACATGATTTATCAGGAATCCCACACATGGTACATCATGGTAAGCTGGAAAGGGAATCACTTTGAAGCCTCCGAGAACATAGCCCTTACCAACCTGGATAGCCTTAACTCTGGATCCGCTAATGCCTTTGTTTTCCAATACCTCAGGAAGAGCCAAAACATGAAAACCACAATCTACCATAGATTTGATATATTTTGAGTGATCGTTATGCCAGTGGGTGATTAGGCAGCCCACTACTTTACTGATATTGAAATCCAGAGCCTTCTTTACTTCCATAAATCGGATCCCAGCCTCAATAATCAGAGCCTCACTACCATTATCCAGAATGTAGCAGTTACCGCTTGATGAGCTACCTAATACTTTCAATTCCATACTACTCATACATTAAAATCCTGGATCGGCTTTTTGAGTGCCGGCACTTGCAGTATTATTATCGGTATGAGCAACCTCCTCATAGCTTACATCGGAAACATCGAACTGTTTCACCTCAACGGCTGTAGTTTCAGTAGTTTCTTCTGCTCCTTCCGAATCATGCTCAAACGCCTGTTGCATTTCAACCGATAGATAACCGTATTTACTGAGCAAAATTCTTATTACGGTTTTAATAGCCATACCATGAAAATTACCCAACCACCCTACAGTTTTGTTATCGGAGAAAGGAAGATTAGCTAAACTCATCAGGCTTTCTATGGTAGTTTCTTTCTTAAGCCCTTTAGAGTATCGCTTAGCATGAGTAGCCATCTGTTCAACCGTCATGTACAAAGTCTTAGAGAAGCCATTTAGCAGCTCAAAATAGCAGAAATAGCCTATTACCTTATCAGAAGCCTTATCACCATCGAAGGCGATCTCTCCAGTGAGCTTATTTACCTTTCTCAATTCACCTTCATACACCACATCGGCATTAATGGTACGGTATTGATTAGATCTTTCAGCCAGTTGGATATATCCTTTATATCCAAGCTGGAAAGTAGGCTCCATCACCTTCACGAATCCACCTGTTTTTGGATCCTTCTTAGAGTTGTTGTACGGAATGATATAGGCATATCCTAAAGCCTTGTTAATCGGTAACTTTAAAACTGCTGCTTTCAGTGCCTCCATCACTACGGCTTTAGGCTCACATAGTTGTAGGTTTGAATCAGAGTTATACAAGTCAATGATAGAAGCTATAAAAGTGCTGGAGTTTTTCGCCAAAGCATTTTTAAATTGTTCTGCTACAGAAGGCGCACTGAGGATATTTTTCAGTACATCAATCTTTTTAGTTGTTGCTGGCATTTGCCCACCAGCCGATACTACGGCTGTTCCTGCTGCTTGCTGTGTCATAATTATAGAGTATTTACGATTAGTAATTCTTCCATGATATTATCCGTTACTTTTCGGATCATTAGTTTTTTATCCTTGCTTACCACCAGGTTAATAACCTGTGAAACTGTAGGAATAAGCTCATTTACGCTCTCACGATTATCAATGAATATAGGAGCTGAGATACCTTTAGATCGGCAAATAGCATTGATAATATCCAGCCCAGCATTAATTTTCAGTGCACTGTTGAGATCAGGGAATGGCACACCATCTACGGTACACATACAAGTTACATTCTCATTCCCGTTCAACTTTTCACTAATAAATGAGAAGGAAACCAGGGAAAACAAACCGTTAATCTTCTCCATCAGCTTGTTATCTTTGGCTTTTTGGAAGTCCAGAGTTATAAACTCTATGCGCTCCAGCTCTGATAAAGCCTGGTTATTCTGATCCCGTTTGTTTTCCAGATCAGTGATAACCTTCTCAGATCTTTCAATGGTGGAACGTTTGCCAAGCCGTTTGTTAAGCTCATCTATGGCATCAGATAGAACAGCCTTAGCTTCTTTTAGATATGTTGTGTCGATAGGCTTAGCCTCAATCTTTAGCTGGTTTTCCAGATCTTCAATTTCGTTGCATAAAGAGATCCAGGTTTTATCTGAGGAGATAATATTTTGGGCATTCTGCTGCTCAGGTAAGTTTACTTTCAAGTCGTTTACCTGCTGTTCCAGAATAGCTTTCTCATTTTCCAGGTTAGCAACATCAGCCAGGATAACAGAATACCTTTTTTCAAGTTCAACTTTCATCGCTGCTTTCTGTTTCCCTTTATTCTGGATCTCCTTTAGCTCATTGGACTTATTCAGATTAAATTGAGATTGCAGTTCTTCCTGTTTTGCTTGAATGTCCTCTACATCTAAAGGTCGTTTACAGGTCGGACAAACAAAAGCACCCTCAGGATATTGTAGCTGCTTATCATTAACCTTCTGATATTGACCTCTCAAAACAGCCATTTCTTCATCTAACTGTTTTATATCAGCTTGAATCTTACCACCCTCATTATTTTTACGTTCAATCTCACCAGCTTTAGTATTTACCTGGTAAGAGAGATTAGATATTTTTGTTTGTGCCTCATTACGGGAAGAGTTAATACTTTGCTTGATCTCATTCTCTCTTTCAGATCTTTTCAGCTTCTTTGCATTGATTTTCTGCTGAATTTTAGCCTTTTCATTATAAGCAGCCTCTACTTGTTTTGACTTATCACTTATCTGGTTGTCTATCTCTTCCAGCTTTGCCTTTTTATCCGCAATTTCAGCATCCAGGGCTACCCAATCCTCAGCCTCAGGCATAGCATCACGCACTGAATCAATCCGCAAAGGAATACCTTTCAGCTCATCCTTTATCGCAGACTTCTTAGCAGCTATCTCTTTTCCGTATTGCTCCAGAGATCTACCAGTAATATTACTTAGCAACTCCAAAAACTCAGGCTTAAGAGTAGCCACCTCCTCATCAGAAACATTACCAGCCATATCCATAAGCATAGCTTTCTGATCGGTTGCTTTCATTGAAGGGAAAAAGAAGGGGTTAGTAATCATTCTGAATACGTCCTCTGGTATAATAGCTGCTACCTCAGCATCGTATTCCTTTTTTGTTTTTAGCTTTACGCCATTCAAATAGAACTCTGTAGCATGGTTTTGTAGTATATCAGAATTTACACCGCTACCCCATTTCTCAACATAATTACGCTGTAGTTCTATTTCCCTACCATTTACAGACAAAACACCAGTTACACTATGGATTAGGCGCAAAATTGGCTTACCGTCTTTACCAAGTGTTTTAATGTTAAAGTTACTATCTGCTCTGTTGGTACTATCCTTACCAAACAATAACCAGTAGAACGCATCTACTATCGTTGTTTTACAAGTTCCATTTTCGCCGCATATAAAGGTTTCTTTATCGGTGAAAGTAATAGTAAGATCCCGAACTTTCTTGAAATTCTTAAGGATCAATTTCTTAATGAATACTTCTTTGCTCATAACTTATTTATGTAATTATCTAATTGTTCCGATTTATCAACCGCTAATAATTCAGCCCTGGAGTATAGGACTTTGGAACGCTGTGTAGTGCCACCTCTGAACTTATTTACAAGTTTCTGAGTTACCCATCTTTTTACACGAGCTTCTCCAAAGGATCTATAAGCCTCCCTCTGTGAGATAAGATCCTTAGCAGGGAAGAGCATTTTTGCATAATTAGCAGCTCCAAGTTCAGCCATATCTTTACAGAGATTTTTAAGCTCATATAACTCCAGTGTTATCATTACCCAGCAGCAAACTCATTCAATTTGTTAGCATCCTCAGCAACCTGTTTCAGAAACTTTTCATATTCTGTTATGGCAGGATTATTCACCGAGTTAATTACGTTACCATCCTTTAGGACTTTTACCAGACCAGTTTTAATGTTTGAAACAACCTTTACACGATCCGAGAACGTGTGTATCATAAGGTTTTCAGCAGTGTTAAATGTGGTTTCCCACGAAAGATTTTTCTTACTCAT